TTATCCCGCTTCGCCTGTAAACCGTTTTTGGCGATTCTCGATGCTCTCCACAGCCGCGCTCGACACCAGATAGTGCTTGCGAATGATCGTCTCGGCGTCCTTTTCAGAGTGACCGGACACTTCGGCTATTTCCTTGATCGAAGCGCCGTTCCGATAGGCGAGAGTGACGAAAGTTCCCCGCAGGTCGTGGAAGGTCTTTCCTTCAATCCCAGCCTTCTCTACGGCCTTGCGCCAAGACGATTTAAAGCCGGTCGCCCAAGGCTGGCCTTGACCATTGGTCAGGATCGTAACGGAGTTGCCACGCTTCACTCCGTCCAGATGTCTCTTCAGCTCATCAGAGACTTTTACCCTGACGTGCGATCCGGTCTTAGACTGGCGCAGATAGATGGAATGGCCGTCATATGCCTTCCATGTCAGCTTGAGCAAATCCCCCTGTCTCTGCCCCGTCCAGACTGCCAGCAAGAGTGCGCGCACCAGCGGCTCCGATGATGGCTTAATCTCCCAAGAACCGGCCGCGTCTTTTTTCCCGTTTCGGAAAACGTCGATATCGTCATCTGTCCAGATCACGTCACGGCGCGATCCGTCGCTGACCTTTTCCACGCGCTCCAGCGGGTGACGCTCAATCATTTCCCGATCGAGGCCAAACCACAAAATACGCTTCAGCACGCTCATGTAGAGGTCTGCTTTGCGTGGGTGAGTTTGGGCGATCTCATCGCGCCATTGCAGGAATGTGGTTCTGGTGCCGGGAGCGGATATCTGTGAGGCGGGCATCTCAAAGAAACTGGCTTCAATCTCTTTGATTGCGAAATCGTACCCTTCGCGAGTGCTCGGCTTAAGACCGGTATAAGCGGGCGATTTGAGATATTCCCGGATGATTTCGGCTAGGCATCCCTTATAGGGAGCGTCTGGGCGGTCACGCTGCAAGCGGACAAACTCAGCCGTGAACTCGATAGCATTCGAGGGGTCGGCCTTGATCCGCGGACCTCCTCGCCATGCATAGTGGTAGAAGACGACTTGTCCGCTAGCCAGCTTTTTTCTTACTTTGTGGACGCCCACCAAGTCGACCTTCACGTTGAGCCCTCCATTCGGAGAGGCTATTGCTTGTAGGAACTGGCGCCAAGTCAACTGAACATGGCTTGTGAGTTACGGGGATATCGGGGGCAACGCGGATAATTCTTCCGTCCACCTCGATCTCCACGCGCACGCCCTTGGATAGGGCAATATCGGCCATGCGCTTCAGGTCGGCCGATTTGACGAGTGCTGCTGCTGTCATCCCTCGCTCCTTTCAAGCGCCGCTCTGCCCGTCCAAGTCAGACCAACGACGCGACCGCCATCGTTCCATTTCGATGGCTCTGCAAGACCTTGCTTGATGAGACCTCGCAGAGGTGCATTAGGGTGGCTTTTGTATTCGGCCATAGGCTTGGTTTTGAGGTCAGAGAGTAATTCCATCTCGCTCTGGGCATACATCAACGCTCCTCCGATTGCAGGGTACGCTTAGAGGCCTCGACCAAAGCAAGATGATACTTGTCCATCAGGGCGTAAGCACCGGACAGATTTTCGCAGACATAGGCCCCGATCTCTGTGTTCATCTGCAAGTTCTGGATAATCTCAGGCGTCAACTCCTTCGGGACTAAGCACCAACCATCAGGCGCCCGCCTTGCGTCCTTCCCGCGCTGATCTGCTTCGGATAGGAGTGTGCGGAGGCGAAGGATTTCCTGGGCCATTTGCATTTGAGAGCCACTTATTGACATCGCGCCAGAGGCCATCAAATCAATGTCCATATCCGTAAGCGTAAATTGGTGAGGTTGTTCGCTCATGGCTTTTCCTCCAGCTTGGCGGCGGGTGCTGCGGCTACCAATTCGGCGTATATACGAGAAGCCGTTAGATTGGAGACAACAAATTCAGGCCCGTATTTTACCATCAAACTGTAAGCGGCGTTCTTCAACTGCGAAGCAGTCGTTTCTTTCGGCACAAGCTGCCAGCCGTCCGGCACTGCCACGTCCTGCACCTGTGCGGAGAGGGCGGATGCATAGAGCGGCGTGATCGTTGCTTTACCGTCTTGACTCTTGGTCCTACGAAGACGAGTTATCAGGGACTTTGCCCTGTACTCAGTGTACAGAAGCTCTTCCCCCCATCCTTCAACGCGAACGTTAAAAGCGAACGGTTTGTGTACTACTTGGATTTCATCACAATCACGGCAGATAGAGTGCCTGCCTTCTTTTCCTGTTCCACAGCAGGTAGGGCACGGCTCTTCATTAATGTTTCCGTGCCCAGCTAAAATGAATTCTACACCGCTGCCTTTGCAGAATTCGCAGTCTGTCTTCACCGGCTCCGCGTCCGTCGATAGGGCGTGATCGGGTGGCTCTCCATTCGCAGCTTCCCATCCATCGTTGAAGCCAGCTCTGTATGAGCGTTCTTCAATAGATAACGCCGCAATTGCAGCCTTAGCCGCCTCAACAGGATCAACATACACAAGCCCAGACTGGCATCCTTCACCGGCATCAAGGATTGCGTTGGCGACTTTCTTGATCGTATCAGTTACCATGGGTGTCTCCAGTACTGGAAAGGGCGGCGCGGGCATTGATCAGCGCGCCAGCCAATAGCGTCCACTGGCGGCCAGGAACTGCCCCGAGATTTGATACCTCGCCAGCCTCGCGCACTAGCTTGGTGAGTGCTTCCCGCAACTTGCTCTCTCTGGAATCTGCTGCATCACGCTCACGGCGCACCGTTTCAGCATCGGCGGCATAGTTGCTTGCCTGGATGCGAAGCTGAGCGTTCTCGCGCTGCAAGCTTTCGAGGGTGGAGAGAAGCTCGGAGATGGCGACCGGATTGACGGCGGCGATATAGTGCATATTTGCAATCGCCTCCGACAATGGCGGCGCATCATTGCCACCTTCGCCAATGAGCTTGCCGTTATCCACGTGGATTGTGCAGATAGCGCCGCTGATGCCTTCGCTTAAAATCGACTGGCACTGGCATTTCCCTCCACCGCCGAGATGACCCGCGTGCCACGGCCCCGGCGTCACGCCCACCAGCGCCTTCTTGATTGCTGTGATCGTATCTGCGGTCATGGCGTATCCTCGCGATAGAACGTGACGGGCCGGAATATGACGGACTTCTTCGGCTTTTCAGATTTGGCGAAACCCGGAGACTTGATCTTGCCGGCCGGTCTGATGACGCCGCTTGCCTTATCGCGCTGCCGGTTGGACTTCGCGATCTGCTTCACATCGTTGCGGGTTTTAAACTTGTGACATTGGACGCAGATGGCCAGACAGTTCTTAAGGCTGTTGTCGCCGCCCAGAGCGTCCGGCACAGCGTGATCGTACTGAACGCCGAGGGATAGACTGCAATTGCACCGCTGCCCTTCCGCGAAGCCATAGCGCGTGCCTGTGGCCTCGCATTTGATATCGGCCCTCTTCAAAGCTTCCTGCTTTGTCTTCCGCGTGAATTCCTTCCGGGCCATCACACATTCCCTCCCAACGCTCGGGTCATCTCGTCCCGCTTGCGCTTTTCCAGTTCGCGAACACTTCCGGTTCTGCCGTGTGTTCGCTTCGCCTGTTTGATTGCGGCGTCTATGTCGGATTGCCACCGGTAGGCCCGGGCAAGCTTCTGCCTTGCGCGCCATGACTGCCATAGGTGTATCGTGCGGCGGATCAGGCGGTTCATGGCGACACCTCGAAGATTGAACCGCCGATGTCAGCGCGCTCCAAGATGGTGCTGCTATCCCAGGCGACGTTGACGCCAGTTGCCCCGGTGAGATCGCACCCGGTCAGGTCAAAGCCCCGTAGGTCACAATCTGAAAGGTCAGTTCCTGACAGATCAGAAAAGCGTAGGTCTGTTTCCGGATTCAGTCCGGCAAGGCGGCATAGTTCAATGAAATTGGTGGTCTTGGCTTCCATGACCGCATTGAACCGCGCCATAGCTTCTGGTGAAAAAGTCAGGTTCATGATCTTCCCCCAATAACGAGAAGAGCGACGATTGCCACGATGCCTCTGGTCACGATTCCCAAAAGGATCGCCGTGCCAGCAAAGGTGAAGAACGAATAGAAGATTGCATTGAACAGGTCAGCCATTTGCGGAACCTCCGATATCTGCCGGGGAGCAATCCAGAACCTCGGCAAAGAACTCGGCAGCCGATTCCAGGCTGGTGTTCCCGGCCGCAATTGCTCGGATCGATTGGCTGATGGATTTTGCCTTTGCCTTCCCGGCATCTGACAGGCCCTTCATCTCGCCTTCAGACCAGCCCTTCTCGGATTCCTTCCAAGCTTCTGTCTTTGCAGTTGCCGACATGGGCAGCATTTCAGCGGCGAACCGGATCAGGATATCTCGCTCGGGATCATTGGAGGGCGAGGCGGCTGGAGGGGTTTCCACCTCGCCCTCTGCTGGCTGGGTGCCAGCGTCAACCGACGAAGCAGGGGCGGGCTCGTCGGTATCGGTGTTGTCGAGAATTTCGCCGGTCTGTGGATCATGATCCGGGCCGGTATCGGCGGCTTCACGACCAAGCTCTTCCACGTCCACGCCGGTAATGCGGCATAGGATCATCATCGAGTCTTCAAAGAACTTGCGGAAGCGGGCTTCATCCAAGGCGTTGAAAGCGATGCTGCCAGGGCGAACAAACATCTGTCCGTTGACTGTGCTGCCAACGTCGGTAATGCCCAAGGCCAGCTTGAGTGCGTCTGCAGCCTCTTCCTTGTCTTCCCAAGGCGTGTTGCAGGTTTCTACTACCTTCGAGAGGATAGCCCAGAACTTGCGCAGGAGATCTGGATTTCGGCCCTGCCAGAACGACACCTGAATGACCGCGCCATTCTTGTAGCTCGACAAAGCCTCCTGATCGAAAGCTGATGCCGGGACGAGACGCATTCCCTCGACGCGCATACGGATTGGAACTTGACCTGACCTGCTCATAGCGAAACTCCCAAACGCTTGAGGTTCTTGTTCTTCAGCGCGACTGCCAGACCTTGGCGAACGTCATCGCCTTCCAGCACGGCCATGGGATCGCGAGCGGTCCATACTTCCTCAAGGTCTTCTGCAGACTGTGCCGTGCCAAGTTCGCCTTTGATCAGCTCAACGAAATCATCAGGCGTCATATTTTCGGATGAAGACTGATCGGCATTCTCGGGCTTGATGTCGATAAGGGTGCTGTCCTCGACTTTCCCTTCCTCGGCCGGTGGTTCTGGTGGTGTCGGCGGCTTTGGTGGGGTGACATCCTTGATAGCCTGGTAGTCTTGGACTTCCTCGGCAATGCCAAGGCCACGCAGAACGTCAGAGAACCCGTCTCTAAGCGCGAAGCCTCTTGCTCTCATCTTGAGCATACGGTCAGGATATTGCGTCCACGGTCCGGTCTTCCCCCACAGACCAGCCTTTTTTGCATCGGCCACGCTGAACTCACCTGATTTCACTTCCGGATCGCCTTTGCGCTTGACGGTGCAGAAAGCCTTGCGAGTGTCGCCGCTGCCATCGAACCACTCTTTGTGGGATTCCATGAGGCCAGATCCCTGAACCAGACCGAGCGCACCATCTCCCCAGATCGTCGGGCGTCCGTTGACGACGGCGATTGACTGCAGCGCGGCCATCGGCGTCAGCCCAACTTCCATGCCGTGCATGATGGCGACCATTGCCTTTTCTGCAGTGTCCAGCCCCTTTGGAGCCATACCCGCTTTGACGACGGCTGTTGCGATGCGCCAAGCGCCATCGAAGTCTTGTGGGACGATTGCCTTTACCGAGCCGCCTGACTGCAGCGTAGGAAGGCGAGGGGCTGCTTGCTGTGTTGCTAGATCGCTCATTGGTCATTTCCCTGAGTTGGAATTGCTTCGAAAATGAAGCCTCTATTGGCCGAGCCGATCAGCATGGCGATCTGCCATCCACGAGCCCATCCGTTGTGTGTCCACTTGTTGCGGAAGTAGACCGGGCGTCCGGCGCAAATTTCGGCCATAGCCTCAAGAGGCGTTAACTTCCGGCCCTGTTGCCACTTCCGCTTCGTCATCATCGCACCGCCGCGACTTCTTCAACGGTGATGCCTGGGATATTCGTGCGACCGGCGTCGATGGCGCGCTGCGCCAACTGGCGAAGCGTATCCTGCATCGTGGGATGGTCGCACATGTAGATAGCGAGAGCCTTCCAGTCGGTTACGTCCTTTAGGACGTTCTTGATCTGAACGCTTGCTGCCTTGCCGTAAGTTGGCTTGATCGCTGCTGGCGCGGCTTCTACCTTTGGCGCATCAATCACTGCGACGGTATCGGTTTTCGCGCTGTTGGCTTTCTCTGCGGCAAGGCGAGCCGTTTCAGCATCCCGCTCTTTCTTGCGCTGCTCTTGAAGCTTCGCAGTCTCAAATGTGCCAATGGCGTCACGAACCTTATTCGCGCCTTCCTTGGCCTTCTTGACCAGTGGCTGCCACTTCTCATCCACGGCTTTGCTGGCCTCAAGGTGAGGTGCCTTTTCCTTCACGCGTACCTTGTCAGCCTGATTGGAAAGCTCATTGAGACGGTTGCGGAGAGATAGCGCCTTACCAGCTGTGGCATCGTCGGTGATTGTCTTGTAAGCGTCCATTCCCTTGAGCGCATTTGCGATCTGGTCGCGCAGTTCCTCGGTCTGATCAGCATCGCCAGAGTTATGACCGGCGGTCGCTACTTGCTCGGCAACAACGACGTCCTCGTCTGGAAATGGCTTGCCTTCCATTGCGCCATCATAGTCAGCGCGGCTGATCGGATGCGTCCGGCAGAAGTTCCAAACCTCGGCAGGATCAACTTCGCGGCCAGAGCGATACGCCACCCAATTGCCGCTGTCCTCGTCAACCCAGATGGCGACAGGCTCCCACTTTCCGCCCTTGAAGCGGGTGCGGTAAAAGCCTTGCTCGGGCTGGCCTTCGTGCATCGGGCCAAAGTTACCCTTGAGCGCGTTCTGCCACCATGCCCAACGGCCCACGATCTTCGCGGCAAGATTTCCAATTACCTGTTCCATGCGATTTGCTCCTGCTGTTCCATCGCCTGAATTGAAAGGGTGTGCTCAAGCGCCAGGCAGCCGCCGAACATCAGGCTGCAGCTCATCAGAACCATGACCAGAAGCTCGGTGCGTTCAGCCTTACGGAGCTTGGCGTCGATGCTTTGCTGGCGCTTGTTGAGAGAATGGAGATCGACCTTGATCTCGTCGTGCAGGCTGTCTGCTTCTGGTGTTGGGAAAGCGTCCATCACGATCTGCCTCCTTGATTAGCAGCAGCAATTGCCGCTGATGTTGATCGGGCCTCTGCGCTTCCCGCACATGAGGCAGTTGCCAACGCCGACTTCCCTGCGACGGGCAGAAAGCCCATCATCGTGGCCCGTGATTTGGGCTTTGCAGTTCGGGCAGCGTTCTTCGTTGATGGCTGCAATTCCGCAGCAATCGGTGAATGGTGTGGAGTTGTAAGGGTTGGCGGTATGGGTGCGGGTGTACTGATCGCGCCGTGAACCGGGGGCATGGCGTGAGCGGGTGAACGGTTCAAACTCAGGCTCTTGATATTCGCCGTTCTCCCAACCGCACTCTGGGCATTCGTAGCCAGCGCCGACACAGGAAGAGCAGGGCGGGCTTATGTGGCAGGAGCAGTTCTTGCTCTTGGCGGCAACCAACGTCCCGCTGCAACCGTCCTCTGGGCATGCACTGCCTTCTTCGTATGTGACTTCTTCGCAGACCATTTGTCCTGCCCCTTGATTGCGCGGGTAAAGCGTGGTGGGTGTGGTTTCAGATTGTGGAAGGATCAAAGCCGGGGAGTGGACCGCGCCCGTGACGGGTTGCGCGCTTGGCTCGGATGCGTTCGATTGTTTCGGGGCGCTGCAGTTTTTCCAGATCGGCCTCTGCCGCTGCCATTACGTCAATGTTGGCGATGACGCCGAGAGAGAAAGCTGTGAGAACCTTTGCTCCGATCTCTTTGGCAGGATCGCCAACCGGACGACTGAAGGTGTATTTCACTAGCGCAATTGCTTCGTCTTCGGTCATGCCGAACGCCTGCGCCGTCTCTATGCTTTCCTCGAAACAGCGGGCGTTGCGCTCCGCAATGTCGGTCGGATCGTCATGGAAAAGTGCATAGTGCGCTGCTTCAACGCGGCTTTGGTAGCTGTCGCTCATTCCCTATTCCCTCTTGGTTGCCATCGGAGTGATCGTGGACGGCTAGGCGGTGGCCCTTGCAGCCAGTGCAATCGTCTCTTTCAGGCGGGCGATTTCAGCGTCCTTGCTGGCGATCTGCGAATGAAGCTTTCCAACCTCATCGCGCCAGTTATCCAAGGCGCTGGCTTTCTTCTCGGCATCAGCGGCCCATTCAGCGAACGGAACGTGCTGCGATAGGCAATCACCCGGCTTATGAGCGTTACTGTCCTCATTGAGCTTCCAGAGTGGGTCAACGCGCCCTATGGCTTCCGAACCCTTCTGAGTGAACCAGTGAGTTGATCCGCCGGAAGTCCCGGCGATGTTGCAGAGTGTTGAAAACATCAGCTCGTAGCCATAAGCGAGACGAGCAATTGACTTGGCAGATACTGTGATCTTGCTCATGCCCGCGCTCCAATGCCCTGCTGGACGTGATTGAGGGCGGAATACACGCCGGTACCGCGACGAAGGATGCGCTCTTGCGCCAGCTCGTCAGCGCCTTCGGCTGCGATGCGGTCTTCTTCGCGCTCTGCCCATGTGCGGACATCGAAATCGTCAGCAATGGACTGGCCCTTCTTGGCCTTGAAGTCGTAGAGATCAACGCCGACCACATCGCACTTGTCGGAAACCGTCTCGTCAATCAGAGCCTGGATTTCCTCGGCCTTATAGAACCGCACAGGCGTCTCGAGCAGAACCGTGTCACCGTCATTCCAGCGAACGGTGATGAGAAGCATTTCGTCGCGTCCGATTGTGTAAGCTGGCTTTTCCATTGTCCTCATCCTCATTGGTTGAGATCGTGTTGGGTGCGGGTTTAGGCGGCGTTTTGTTTGTTCCAAAACTTGTCGATGTAGCCTTTTGCGCCGTTGATGCCCGCCATCTGCATCATGCAAACGGGGGCGGTCGCATCTTCCAACACACAGTCAAATCGCATGTGGTGGACGTTGTAGATTTTGAAGCCCTTGTACTCAGTCGGGTTCACGTCAGTTTCGTAGAACGCTGGGCCGTATGAGGAGTCGTGAGGCTTGTGGCAGGGGTTCAGATATCGAGCCATCAGAGGCTCTTTCCGTCTGGGCCGCGGCCAAACTTGGCAAGCCAGCGAACCGCGCCGTTGTATGTCTTGAAGGTTTTGCTCTGGCTGAACAGGAGGGCGGTGAAAGCGCCGTTCATCTCGAAGACGCCGCAGCTGATGCTTTCGTTGTTTCCCATGTTGATTGTGTAAGCCATCGTTCCATCCTCATCCGGGGTTCTGTTTCCGCCTTCCGTTTCGTTCTCCCGAGGGAGCTTCATTCGGTGGGCTGATGAGGATGAATGTAACAGCTTATGCTACAGTGTCAAGCAAATGTAACATAAAATGACGCAAAATATTTGACATGGGCTTTTGAATGTAGCAAAAGAAAAGCCCCAGCGGGATGATCCGACCGGGGCTGACATATGTACTCTGAGGTCTATTGCATACCAAAAATGGTATATATCTGCAATGGGTGTGCATGCTGTCAGGCGCTGAAAAGCGCAAAATCTTGCGTCTGCTCGGAGGTTCCCGGCAAGATTTTGTGTTTAGAGGTGCAAAGGCAGCGGTTTTTTCAGGGCTTTGACCCGCGCCGCCGATCATTCCGGCAAATCAATCCCATCGCGGTTGCTGCTTCCCAGGCTGAAGCAGACTGTCTCAGGGGATTAGACGACCCTTCGACTGGCTTGGACGTGGCTTGAGAGATTGAAGCAGGGTTATGCGGACCATGAGGGCGCTTCGGCGTCGATGATGGGGAAGGACTGGCCCACCTGTGAAACGGGCACCTGTGGATACTGTGACTTGAAAGCGTCCCGGACTGGCTGCTGACTTAGAGCGCCCTCCGTAATTCAGGACCGTGGTGTTTCCCTCATGGGGGCATACGTCTTGATAGGCCGAACTATGCTCAGAATCCAAATATCAGCAAAAACAGGGCAAAAAGAAACCCGCCGGAGCGGGTGAGCAAACACAGAACAAAGCGGGGGTATAGGTGAACGAGCCACTTGAAACGGTATCGAGAGGAGAATAGTTTTCTTCGCTCGGTCGAAAGATTCGAAATGGAGAAGCCCAAGGACGCGTCAACATCCTTGGGCTTGAATAGCAACCTTACGGCCACTGTGTGATCACTCGCCATTCATGTATTAAATTACGCACGAGTGTCAAGATCAGCAGCGGTCAAACAAGCCCAGAAGGGGCCAAGCTGAATGACTGATGCAAAATCATCACTGATACGCCTACGTGGAGTTCTCGTAGAGGAAGACGACTACGGTCACTGGAACCTCAATGACATCTGGTTGATCGCCAAGGGGAAATCTTCACAAGAGCCTAAACATTGGCGCGACATCGGGTCCGTAAAAAAGCTCACAAAGGAGCTCCAGAAAAAGGTAACTGCGGGTTACCTTAAAGAAAATAAGCCAAACATTCCAGTGATTTACGCAAAGACTGGGCGCGGTAACTCGGGTACTTTTGCCCATCCCATTCTTGCCGCTGCGTATGCCGGTTACCTAAGCCCGAAGCTTGAAATTGAAACGCGAGAGGTCTGGCTTCGCTTCCGATCGGGCGATGTTTCTCTTGCTGATGAAATTCTCCAGCGAGCAAGCCCGGAGGATAACCAGTGGGCCGGTGTTCGTGCCTTGAGTCGAGCTAAACGAAACGAGTTCACATCCGTTCTGCAGGCGCACGGCGTAGTCGGCGCTGGCTACGGCCAAGTGACCAACGCTGTCTACACTGGGCTTTTTGGTGCGGACACCCAAGCTCTCAAAGCCGAAAAAGGCGTACTCACGAAATCTGGCAGTCTGCGGGACGCGATGGACACTGACGAACTAGTGTCGGTGATGTTTGCGGAATCGCTATCTCGCAAGAAAATTGTTGAGGGTGAGCTCGAAGGTAATGTCCAGTGCTTGAGTGCGACCAAGCGCAGCACGGCTTTTGTCAAGCAAGCCATAGACGCCAATAACGCCTCAGGGCTTTCGCTTTAAAAAATTACGGGGCTTCGGCCCCGTTTTCATTCAATGCGTTGTTCCGCCACGCCGCTTACGTTCTTCCAATCTCTTAATCCTCGATGCCCTTATGCTGAGATACGCATGAAACGCTAGCGATACAAAAAAGCCCACGGCAGCCAGTGCGATATAGGCCATCAACCGAGAAGATGCGCCGTGCCAGCCCGCCAGTATCGCTGCGCCGTTGAGCAACATCAGAACCATCACCACAAAGAGAAAGCACACCGCCGCTTTCCAAGGCCCGGATGTTCTTTCGATGTAGTGTCTGAGCCCTGATTGGCGGTCACTCAATGCGTTGTTCCCCCACGTCGCTCGACATACTGAGCGTTTAGCAGATCGACCAGATCGTCTGCCTCCTCCATTTCCAGTGCGTCCATCAGATTGCCGTTCACCTCTGCCGCCAAGCCCGTGAAGATGTCGAACACCGTCCAGTATTCGTCATGATCGTTCTTTCGCATGCCGTATCGGTTCTCACGTTCTGACATTTGCCACCCCGTCACGAATCAAAAACGACTCGACTCTTGATTTAGAACCTGCTTTCTTACCGTGAACGAAATGAGAACATACGGGAGAAGAAAAATGGCTCAGAAAGCGGTAAATCAGTTCTTCGTAGTGCCGCCAGAAGATCAGTGCGAGGGCGTTGTAGAGAACAAAGAACTGTTCAAGGCCCACCTCAATGAGAGCTTTCCGGCTTATGAGTTCTTGGTTCAAAAGAACTCCCCCTTCGAAAGTGATGACTTCCAGATAATCCCGATTGCTGGTGTGGTCGGAGACGATGAGAACCCCGGTGAGATGAGAAAGATGCCCGAACGTTGGGTGCTCGATGACATCGTGCAGGTCTGCCGCCGGTTTGACATCTCCACATCCAAGCGCAAGCTCTCCTAACTACTTTCGAGCGATATGGCCGACGATCCGGCCAAGGATGGTCAATCGCTCGAGCTCGACAGTGAACCGATCGAGATTAGGATTGTCCGAGATAATGCGGACTTCAACAGGATCGCTGAATGGCACGCGCTGAAGCCGCTTGATCTGCGGCTCACTCTGGCCATCACTGATGGCATAGACAGTGTCGCTGGACATCGATGTTTGCGAAAGGTCCACCAGCACGCGGTCGCCTGGCATATAGGTTGGCTGCATCGAGTCCCCGATGACTTCCATCACGAGCGTATGGTTGGGCGAAGCCTTTGCCTCGTTCCGAAGGTACTGGAGAGGGATCAGCCATTCGGCCACCACGGCATGACCTGAAACGATTTCACGGCCTACCGGAATGTTGATCGTCTCGCCCACGACGCCGGAGCCCGCGCCAAGCTTTACGTCCACTTCCGGCAGGGCTCCATCGACCGATGGCTTCCAATGCTCTCGGCTATAGCTGGCGATTTCTTCCTGCTGTGATTCCTCGCCGTCGTCGGGATCGAACGAAGACACCAAGTTCTGCTTCACCGGCGGCCGATTGAGCATCAAATCCTCAACCCGAGCGCCCAGCAGCACAGCGAGCTTTTCAGCACGCTCTCTTTTCAGCTGAGAATGATCATTTGCCAGTCGGTTGATTGTCGCACGCGACAAATCCAATGCGTCAGCCAGCGCCTCTTGTGAGCCGATTTTTGATGCTTTGATGAACGGATCGAGCCAGTTTTTTGACATGGCCATGTTATCCGCCAACTTCTGATCGGCTTCTATGCCAAAATATGTTACACTTGTGTTGACATTGGTTTGAAGATGTAGCAATAATTGCGACATGACCCTTGCACAGTACATCCACGATCACACCACCGTAACAGCTTTTGCAGCATTGCTGGGCAAGAGCCGGGCACAAGTGCACCGGTACATGCGTGGCGAGAATCTCAGCAAAAGCATCATCGAAGAGATTTGCCGCGCTACCGGCGGGGCAGTCGAGCCGAAGTCGTTCTTCGAAGTTTCGGAGAACGCAGCATGAGCGAGAGCATCGTCATCCCCCATCAGGACTACGTTTGCGTCGATGTGATCGAAGAAGAGAACCGCGTCGATATCCGTCAGGAGGATAGCAGCGGCAACATTCATGAGAACGTCGTTTCCATCTGCGGCCATCACAACCTTTCCTTGATCATTGAGGCCTTGAAGAAGGCCAGCGAGGTTCTTTCATGACCCAGTGGAACCACGACATCAGCGCCGCGCCGCGGGGCGAAGAGAAGCTCACCACGATCACGGTAGACGGCAAGGATCGCACGAAGCGTGAATATCACGTCGCGCCGGTTTGGCTGGCTTGGGCGGATGGCAAGGTCACGCGCTCTTATTGGGTGCCTGAGACCAAAGCTGGTCCTGCGCGCTGGTCTGGCTTCACTGCCGCCCAAGTGCCGATCGCCTGGCAGCACTTCGTTGTGCCTGCGCATCCATTCGAGATGGAACGCTCCACGGAAGGCTCTCTTGAGACCGGAAGTGCGGAAGCGGAAAACGCCCGTAAGGCAATCCCAGAAACGGAAGACGGTAACGTGACCCATGCTGGCGCCGGTGAAAGCCCGGCAACTCATTTCATGCTTGATGATGTTGGCGGTGACGCATGACCTCCACCCGTATTGAAGCAAGCCGCCAAGCCAGACAGGCAGAGTTTCGCCCAGCCGTGAAGTGCTGCAATTGCCAGCGCCCGGTTTCGATTGCGGAGCTGGTTGAGCATTTCTGCGACCGATGCGGCAAAGACCCAGAAGTGAAGTTTCAGGAGGAGCGGGCATGATGACGAGGCGAATAACAGCCGGATTAGCGATAATCGGGTTCGTCAGTTCCGGGGTTCGGGTTATCCCGGGTCTACCAATCTTTGATGCCTCCATCATTTTCTTGGCCCTAATCCACGTCTTTGCATATTGCGCCGAAGGCCTTGTCACTGGGGAGTGGCCGAAATGATCGGCTGGCTCATCATCACATTCATTGGCGGTTCCTTGTTTGGAACGATGATCATGGCGCTTCTCAACGCCGCGAAGAGCGGTGATGCGAACTGACACAAGTTTGAGCGTCCCTGAAACAGCGCTCAAAGCGGGGTCTGCCGATCCTCCTCCCTCTGCGGACCCCGCAACACTTTAACGATCCTCTTTCCCCTCAGCCTGGCAACGACTGCCGCGAGAGGAACTGAGAACTCAACGAAGCCCTCCAATTCGGAGGATGAGGGATCACCGGACTGATTGGCGTCAGCGTCGATGTCTCCCTCGATTTTAGAACGGCTCATCTGTGGGCCTCCTGTGCATCTCACAAGCATAGGAAACCACAGAAGGAATCGGAAATGTCGGGAATTTCACCCGGAGATTCGGGAAAACTAAAACAGGGAAATTGCAAGCAAATGTCTGATGTAGCGACCGCAAATTTTCTGGTCGAGGAGATCGGCGGGAAACGCCGCGTCGGAGACATGATCCACGCGGCAGTCAAGGAACTCAACAAGAGGTTCCCGCACAAGACCGATCCGCAGAACAAATGGACAGAACGCCGCCTACGAGGGTGGTGGAACCGAGAGAGCAATGTCGTGAGGCACTTCCAGATGATGGAGCTTTACGACACTGCCGAGCAACTGAGGAAGGCGCGGCGAGACCATGCAGATTTCATGGAAAAAACCACCCGTATGCGTGCGGTGGCTCAGCTTACAGCAGCGCATGGCACTGGCGGTATGGCTCAGGACTAAAGGCGCTGATTGGGCGCTTTGGGTTTGCCCCGAACTGGAGGAAGTCGAATGAAGGCAGCGACATACAAGAAGGGCGTAAAGCCCAAGCGGGGCATGAGCCTTGCCCGTCGCGCCGCAAAGCGTGATGCCAGCGAACCGGAGATCGTTAGCACTCTTGAGCAGTGCGGATTCTCAGTGTTCCGGCTTAACGAGCCTTGCGACCTTCTAGTTGGCTTCCGTGGCAAGAACTATCTGGTTGAATGCAAGACCAATGGCACAGCCTACGGCAAAGCCCTCAACAGCAACCAGCAAGCGTTCAACGACTTTTGGCGCGGCGGAAAGATGATTCGCATCGGTAGCGCGACGGAGGCCATGGATTGGGCGATCTCGATAGCAAGCGGGGTGGCAGCATGAGATTGTTCGCTGACCTTTGGCCCTTTGGCGATCTACAGCCGCATAGCTTTGACTTCATTATGGCCGATCCGCCTTGGCAGTTCATCGTTCGCTCCGAAAAGGGAGAGAACAAGAGCGCGCAAAAGCACTATCGCACTATGCCTATTGACCAGATCAACGCGCTCCCTGTGCTGGACTTGGCGGCAGAGAACTGCACCCTGTGGCTATGGTGCACAGCGCCAATGCTTCCACAGCAAATCCAGACAGCCGCAGCCTGGGGCTTCACATATTGCACCGAGGGTGTCTGGGTGAAGATGACCACGCACGGCAAGGTCGCCTTCGGCACGGGCTACGGCCTTCGTGGCGCGCATGAGCCTTTCATCATTGCCAAGCGTGGCGAGCCGAAGCTTACGAGATCTACCCGTTCCGTCATCCACGGCAAGCTTCGTGGACACTCTCAGAAGCCAGAAGAGGCCTTTGCAGAAGCAGAGCGGCTGATGCCGCGCGCGCGCCGCCTTGAGCTTTTCAGCAGGACGGATCGCAAGGGCTGGACTTCATGGGGCGACGAGACAGGCAAACTCAATGAGGTGGCAGCATGACCGGACCAGAGAAAGACGCCCTTGAAGCCCTCCAGCCGTTCCTTGGCGACGAATTGGCAAAAGCCATTGTCGAGTTTCGCCGACACACGAAGAAAGCTCCGCTGACAGGCTATGCCGCCAAGCTGCTGGTGAAGGAATATCAGGCAACCGGCAATGCCGTGGCCGCTGCGGAGATGCAGATTTCAATGTCCTGGCAGGGCTTCAAGGCCAGCTGGTACTTCAACGAAATCGCCAAGACAGGCCAGCGCCAACAATCTCAATTGCCTCATCGCCGCACCGGCGACATGGCGGATTTCGCAAACGATTTGATGGAGGGGTTCTATGAACGCTCAAACGTACCGACCATCAACCATTGAGGCGCTGAAAGCCCTATGGGTGGCCTTGCCCGCAAAAGCATCAAACGATGGCGCTGACGGTGACCCTCGGGAACGCCAGAGAGCAATCCTTGATGCGTATTGTTTCGCCCTGTCCGAGTTCAGCAACGATGCGATATGGAACACGATCAACAACCTGCGTACCGGTAAGATCGAAGAGGCCAGCAAGCATTTCTGCCCCAAGGCACCGGAGTTGGCAGCTTATGTCCGTTCGGAGCAAGCGCGGCTCGATGCTCTCAACCGTCCGAAAGCCATCCCATACCAGCCGCCACCACGGGACTATCTAGTCCATGTGGTCAAGCAAAGACAGAAAACTGATGAACTGGCCAAGCAAGGGTTCCGCTGTATCGCGACGGGCGTCGATCACATCATGTCGATCAACATGTGGAAGAAGAAAGAGCGCTCTGTCGGGTCAATCTGGTTTGCGTCTCTGCTAGAAGTTTGGGAGCCGCCACATGTCTGAATGCCCATTCACACACAAGCAGATCGAAATCATCAGATGGCTTGCCGACGGTAAAGAGCAGGTCGAGATCGCCGCGATCATGGGCAGCGCCCGCAACACTATCACCAGGCATGTAAGCCGAGCGCATCAGGCAGTAGGAACCTTCAACATGCATGGCCTTGTCGCTATGGCGCTTCGGAAAGGTTGGATCGAATGATTTGTCCACTTTCTCCCCGCCAGCTGGAATGCGTCACGCTTCTTGCTGATGGCGAATCCACAAAACTCATTGCTCATAAGCTCGGCATATCCACTCACACTGTGAGTGCTTACCTCAAAATGAGCCGCGAAAAGGCAGGCGTTTCGAAGGAAACCGCCCTCGTCGCCAAGGCTCTGCGGGAGGGCTGGATCCAATGACCATGTTCACCGAACTTCAAGCGTCGGATCAAGGGAGGATGTTTTGATGCGATACGGGTCAGTTTGCAGCGGCATCGAGGCCGCAACAATGGCTTGGCATCCACTCGGTTGGACACCGGCATTCTTCAGCGAGATTGAGGCATTCCCATCTGCTGTCCTCGCTCATCACTATGGATCAAACATGCCGGGTGAACCGCTGGCAAAGAACGGGATACCGAACTATGGCGACTTCACGCAGATCGGCACAGAAGCAGGACCAATCGACCTTCTTGTGGGAGGAACCCCCTGCCAGTCTTTCTCGGTCGCAGGAAAGCGTCTCGGACTGGATGACCCGCGCGGTAACCTCGCCCTTGAGTATCTCAGCTTGGCTCGGCGCTTGCGCGCCCGTTGGATCGTCTGGGAAAACGTCCCCGGTGTCGTTTCATCTGTCACGGATGAAGAGGACGGTGAAAGCGGAGTTCAGCCAGGAATTGAAGGACGCGAAGCCGGAGACGAATGGATTGAAGAAAGCGATTTTGCGACCTTTCTCTCATTCGTTCGGGAATGCGGGTATGGGTTCGCCTACCGAGTTCTTGACGCTCAATATGTCCGAGTGGACGGATTTGAACGCGCTGTCCCTCAGCGACGACGGCGTGTGTTCCTTGTCGGATATCTTGGAGACTGGCGACGTGCCGCCGCAGTATTACTTGAGCCCCAAGGCATGCGCGGGGATTCTGCGCCGCGCCGGGAACCGGGGAAAAGAGTTGCCCCCACAATTGCAAGCCGCCCTACAGGCGGTGGCGGACTTGGCACCGACTTCGACCTTGACGCAGGATTGATTACATCAACTGGCGATGTAGCCCACTGCCTGAATGCAGGCGGCATGGGTCGGCAGGATTATGAGACTGAAACCATGGTTGCATTCCCGCTGACTGCAGGTATGGCCGCAAGCGCAGCGCGGATGCCTCATGAGCAAGGGGCATTACTGCCAATCGCTATACAAGCCGGTGCGCTGCGCGAGAACACGAATAGTGGTCCAGACGGTGTCGGAGTTCAGGAAGGCATTTCCTACACGCTTGAAGCTAGATCAGAGGTGCAAGCTGTTGCTTACGGCCTCGCCACCAGTGTCACGCCAAAGTTCGCCGTTGATATCAGCCCGACATTGACAATCCCAAGCCCGACAGGTGGTGGGCAGCCAGCAGCGGTTGCCTATGACATGCGAGGGCGTGATGGCGGCGCACAGTTCGAATGCCCTCACGAGACTGCAAACATCCGCGCTGCATCTGGTGGTTCCAGCAAGAGCTACGTGGCGCAGGAATGGGCCGTCCGTCGCCTGACCCCAACCGAATGCGAACGCCTTCAAGGCTTCCCCGACAATTTCACCAATGTCCCATGGGGCAAGAAAGACACGTCACCAGACGGGCCTCGATACAAGGCTCTCGGAAACAGTATGGCTGTCAACGCGATGAGGTGGATCGGCCGGCGCATCGAGATGGTGGAGAATATCACGAAAGGAGATGCGGCATGAACGAGAGCGCAGTCAAGGCCGTGCCTTCTGGCAATGAGTACGAGGCCCACTACCGCCCTGTCTGGGCAGCTTCATACCGAACGGTGAAGAACCGCGGCGCTATCGCCAAGTTCGCCACAGAGCTAGCCGCCGAGGTTGCTGCATGGCGGGTCCTCTATTCCGTCGAACAGAGAGTGATGCGGCGCGATGGTGCTTTGGTATTCGCGGCCAAGTCGCTGGCCGATTCCCATTTCAATCTCCCCCGTTCCGTAAAGGCCAAGGGGAGAGAGAAGCGCAATGAGGTAGAGAGACGGAGGATACCGGCATGAGCTACGCTGAATTAATCGAACAGCTTGAGTCCGCTAAAGAGCCAAGCCGGTGGATAGATGCAAGGATCGACGCGGCATTGCGTCTTGGCGCTATTAAGATGCAGGGCGACGGACAAGGCTATGATTGGGCATGGGACAATTTCCCAACATGGGCGGCTCATAAGAAGGCTCGCGGCATGTGTGGTGTCCAGCATGACAATGGCGACCTTGGTCTTGTCTGGGATAGCATGGAGTTGACGGCATCGGTTGATGCCTCTTTGCGCCTTTTGAAAGTCGCTCTTCCCGGCTGGTATGTTGAAAACCTTTGCCAGTGGGAAGCGACAGTCCTTCGCGAGCGGGGAGAGTGGATGTGCGACCTAGTTGCCCCACAGAAGCCCGGTGAGGGCCGCGTTCACTCGAAGTGCGCGCATGCTCCATCGCCAGCCATTGCCCTCTGCATAGCCATCCTCAAGGCAAAGCAATCCCAAGAGGTGGCAGCATGAGCGAATATGGGCATTTCCACGCGACAAGCGCAGGTGTCCACATTGATATGTGGGGAGCTGGTCCGCTTATGATCGAATATCTCGGAAAGACATTCCGCTTCGAGGACAGCGATCGCTTCGGGCCGGTTCGATTAAAGAAGGATGGCGATTCCGCCAATAACCCATTCTTCGCAGAAAAAAGCCCCTTTTGGTACGCGTGGGGCAAGTGGGTAGATCAAGGCAGGCGCGTCGATGAAGACGGCATGAGCTGCATTTGGTGCCATGACGAGGTGGCAGCATGAACCAGATCGCACACATCTCCTATGAAGACAGAGTCAAGGCCAAAGCCGCAGAAGTCCGTCGCCGCCTTATGGGAACGCCAAAGCGGGTGAACATCATCCGGGAGGTGCTGGCCCAGGTAGAGCAGAAGAAGCACACATCAATGGGCAAGACACTGGCTGCAGAAGCCGATGCCCATGTGAGATCGTACCGTCAGTGGATGGATTGCGCCTTCAAGCGCACCAACATGATGGAACATGCCCAGCAGCTTTGCGAGGAAGCCGGGACAACTCTTTCAGAGATCCGGTTGGTTCGGCACAGCAGGGCACTCGTTGCCGCTTTTGATAGCGTGGTCCTCAAGATGTACCTGATGTTTCCGCACAAGCCGCTGTCTGAAATAGCCCGGATATTGAACCGCGATCATTCTACGATCGTTCGCAGCGTGGAGCGCGAGTCTCGGCGGCTCGGCATCATCAAGCCCAACCTGCTCAACGACAAATTCCCAAAGCTCGAAGAGTATTTGAGAGACGGAAAAACCATCAAGGACATTGCTGAAATCTATGAGGTTTCCGATTCCACCATCAGCCGAAGGGTGAATGAATTAGGCCTCAAGGATTTGCTTCAATCAAAAACGAAGTTCTACTCTTTGGAGTTCATCGAGACGGTTCGAAAGCAATATGCCGCTGGAGACCGGATGAAGGACATCAGCGCTCGATACGGCATCAGCATCCGCTCAATCACCGGCTGGAAGAAAACGTTTGGCTGGCCGAACAGGAATGAGAGGCGGAAGGGATGACTTCACACCCTGACGCCGAGGCAATCTTTGATGAGTTCGGCATTCGCGTCGTGCCTGCGAATGTTGTCCCGGCTGTGGGTGAAACAAGAGCGGTGGCAACACTCCACAGGATCATCAAGCGGTATGGTGAAGATCATGCCCGGTTCGTCATCATGTCTCTGGCCGACTGCGCTAACAACCGGGCAAGCCTTGATGAAACCGGGATATGGGCGACCTCAGACATCATCCTGGCATTCCGCAAGAATTACCCCAACGTCATGGAGAATGATGTTTCTCGTTTCCTGACGTTCTTTGACGGGATTCCCGTTGGTAAGCTACAATACTGGTGCTTCGGTCTCGATGGCATAACAAACAAGCGTGCAGCCCTTGTCGGGCTTATATGGGAGAGAGCTTGCCGGGTATTTGGCGAGCCCCAAGGCGAACTCTTCGATGGAAGGATAAGGGCATGAGCGACATAACTGACGACATTAAAGACTTGGCAGAGGATTATGCCGCCTCTATCGACCCGGACCTTTTAGATAAGGAACTTGGCATGAGATTTCCCATCCCCAACCAGCTAACAAAAAAAATGATAGCAGCACATGCCAAGCTCACAGATGACAGCTTGCGTGAGGCTCTTGGCAAATGGGTTTCCGAAGTTGAGCCCGAGATAGTTTGCAACGCCAAAGGCGGTCTTCTCGGCATAGGTGCCCTTGGTCATCAAAACCCGATTGTGCCAATCAGGCCGGTAAATGTTTGTCTCACATACAACGGAGAGCGCATATGAACCACGACCAGATCATTGAGCTATTCGTTCGCGCCGCTCAGGTAGACCGAAAGCTACCCGATACGGCCAGGCCATCGCGGGATAAGGCCATCAACTACGGCTATATCCACGACACCGCCGACATCAACGGATGGTCTGCAGAGGACAAGCACGCAAACAACTGGGCATGGCTTGACCCGAAGAACCTTCGCAACAGCACCAACGACATGGGCATTTGGGAAGCCGCCTTGGACGTGATGAAGCTTGTCCCATGTGTCAAAAAGCGCCGCGCTCTTTGGGCTTGGTCTGTCTCGGAAGCTGGTGGACAGTTCTTCGCCAAGTGGTGCCGAGACGTGGAAGGGATCACAAGACAGCTGGGAGATTGGCGGAAAAATTCGGCAATTGAATGCATCGCTAGAGCATTTGACCGTAAGCCATTGCAGCATAACGAAAATGAGGCAGAACCCGACTTTACAAACACCCCCGAAACAGACGATAAAAGGTCCATAATCGGAGTGTGGCGCGCAAATGATGCCAAGCCGATTTGCGGATTTGACGAGGGCCTGCAAGACTTCAGTTGGGCAGCTACTCAGAATGAACGCCGCCGCCAGCGTGAAGCAAGAAAGCGCGAGGCTGCGTAAACAACACTCGGGAGCGCGTCTGCGTGCGAGGCTTCGGCCTCCCCGGTGACATTCCGCAGAGTAGCCAAGTGGTAAGGCCTCCGGCTCATAACCGGAATATCGCGGGTTCAATTCCCGCCTCTGCAACCAGTTCACCAGCCCCGCCCGTAACAAGGTGGGGCTTTCGTTTATGGAGACAAGCCATGATCACGGTCGATGAAGAGCGCATGGCAGAGTTCTTCTGCAAGTACCATATCCGCGGGTTGCCGAACGCTGCGGTGCTGCACCACTTCGGATCAGCCGACGCGCCAGACGCGCATCCTCATGACCATCCATGGGGGTTCCGATCGATCATCCTTCACGGCGGATATGTTGAACGGGTGTTTCAGCCGGACGGCTCAAGCGAACTCATCCACCGCAAGGTAGGTGACAGCTTCGACATCGCCGCATCGCACATCCACCGGATTGAAGAACTGCCGGAAGGCGAATGCTGGACACTCATCATGCCCGGTCCACATGAACAGACATCAGGCTTCTACGACTTCCGCCCAGACGGCGCTTACCAAAGACGGTGGAATGAGCAGGAGTGGAGACTATGCGAGGTAACTTGCTAGGTAGCCGAAATTTGCTTTGCACTTAGGACATACATACGGCATCCCAGAGGTCAGCGATTGGACTGTGAGAACGAATTTACCATCCTCTAAGCACACGGGGCAAAAGGCGTTGCCGATTGGTCTGCCATCATCTTGCTTTCGGTAGAAATATCCATCGCTTTCAACCGTGTCGTGCTTGCGGACAAGAGCCGATTTTAAGGTCTCGATTTCTTGGTCCTTTTGCTTCAACGTCTGGGCAACGTCAACTAGGCCAAGTTTTGCGTCTGAAAGTGCAACTGTTAGCTCTGCCACCTTCAATTTCATTTCGGCCTTATCAAATTGGGCGTCAATTTCTCTCAGCTCTTTGACCAGGCCGAGCGCCGATGTGACTGCGCTTATCGAACCAGCAATATCCATTTCTCATCCCCAAGGTTAACCCATGCCAGTCCTGAAGAATGCACGGCACGAGACATTCGCGCAAGGGTTGGCAAAGGGGCTGACTGCGGATGAAGCCTATCAGAAGGCAGGGTTCAAACCGAACCGAGGCAATGCGGCGACACTAAAGCAGAAACAAAGCATTTCAAAACGCGTCGAAGAGCTTTTGGAGTGGGAGCAAACAGTAGAGCGTAAGGCTACAGAGAAGGCCATCGACAAGCTTGCCATCACGAAAGAGCGGGTGCTCGCAGAGCTAGCCAAGATTGGCTTCGCAGACATTCGCAAGGCCATCAAATGGCAAGGCACACTGGTTACCGAGGAAGACAACCCGGACGGCGGCGATGTGCTGGTCATCAAGAGCGTGGTCACGAACAACGTCACGCTGATCTCCTCAGATGAAATAGACGATGACACTGCCGGGGCCATCGCTGAGATCAGCCAGAACAGCACGGGCGGCATCAAGATCAAGCTTCACGACAAGAAGGGCGCGCTGGTCGATATCGGCAAGCACCTGGGCATGTTCGTTGAAAAGCATGAACACTCAGGCCCAGACGGTGGGCCAATACAGACAGAGACGAGGACATGGCGAGAGGTTCTGCGGCAAGAGACGAAGGACTGATCGCCGCAGCCTCACTCACAAATCCGGCGCTCTTTGACTTCTGGGAGCAGGTATTCTTTGGAGAGAACGACATAGCCGTGTTGCATGGCGGTCGTTCCAGCTCGAAGACCAGAGATACAGCATGTCAACTGGTGCGGCTGGTTGAGCATGTGCGCGTCAAGATGCGTATCATGTGCATCCGCCGCTTCCAGAACCGCATTCAGGAATCGGTCTATACCGAGCTGAAATGGGCTATCAGCCATCTTGGCTTGCAGCACGCCTTCGATGTCCAGAAGACAACGATCATACACATCGCGTCCGGCGCCGAGTTCATATTCTACGGTATCGAGCGCAACCTTGATGAGATCAAGGGGACGGCGGATATCGACATCCTATGGGTGGAAGAGGCGGAAAAGCTTACCGCAGATCAGTGGGCGGTTATCGCGCCTACGATCCGCAAGGAAGACAGCCTTGCTATCCTGCTATTCAACCCGAAGATGGTCACTGACTACGTCTGGAAGAACTTCGTTGTCAGTACCCCGCCACACTGCGTGGTGCACAAGATCAATTACACCGAGAACCCGTTCCTCTCGGATAAGGCCAAACGCGACATCGCAGCAATGCAAGAGCGCGACCCTGAGCTATTCGAGCACATCTATGGCGGCATTCCTCTTGGGGATAGCGAGCTTTCCATCTTCAAGCGCCGTTGGCTGGATGCCTGCGTGGATGCTCACAAGGTTCTGAAGATAGAACTGACGGGTCGCAATATCATTGGCTTTGACCCTGCCGACGATGGCGAAGACAAGAGCGCGACCGTCGATAAGATCGAAGGCGTTTTCACAGACGCAGAGGACTGGTCATCAGGCAAAGATCAGCTTGTTCAGAACGCAAAGCGGGTTTGGGCTAGAGCGAAGAACGCAGATGCGACGGTGTCATACGATACCATCGGCGTTGGCGCGTTCGTCGGTGGCTACATTGATGAGCAGAATACAGAGAACAAAGCAGCCGTTGACCACTTTGCATTCCACGCTGGCGGCGCGGTTATGGACCCGGATGAGCCGAGCGACGTGCAGAACAGCAACAGCCCGCTCAACAAGCACGAATATCTGAACCTGAAGGCGCAGGCATGGGCCAACACGGCCCGCCGCGCCATGCTGACATTCAACGCTGTCACACGAGGGCAGGCGATACGCACAGAGGACGTTCTGTCGTTCTCATCGGCAATCGGCAAGGAAAAGCTGGACGCGCTGTTCACTGAACTGTGTGTGCCTTGGTGGGTGGAAACAGAAGGCAAGAAGCGCGTCGTTCCAAAGGTGAAGCTCAAGAAGGATCTGGGCGTCAAATCACATAACTTGGCTGACGCACTGATCGCGGCCGACAACGTGAATATCGCAAGCTCCGGCGTTGCCATGTTCCTCACGAAACGCCATCGATAAGAGGCCCCGATGAACAATGTTGTTGCGCTGGCAAACTATGCCACACGGCAGCTTAGCGCGATGTTCCCCGGTTGGGGCTTCGGTGGGTCTGCTAAGCATGACCATTACAAGGACTTCGGCTACCCAGACGTTCTGACGTTTGATCTGCTGCACAAGATGTATTGCCGCAACGGCATTGCAGCGGCTGCCGTGGACAAGACGGCGCTCAAGACATGGCAGGACATGCCATTCCTTCTGGAACAGGAGCGTGATGGCTCACAGAAGGGCAAGAGCAAGGAAACGAAGCTAGAGAGGGATATCCGCCTCAAGTTCGCGGCAATGCGCCTTTGGGCCAAGCTGGCCGAGGCAGACCGCAAATCGATGGTTGGTGGTTACTCCGGGGTCATCATCCGCCTGAAGGACAGCAAGCGGTTTGACGAGCCTGTGGACCGCGTGAACGGCGGGCTTGAAGGGCTGTTCCGCATAGACCCTGTCTGGTCTGGCCAGCTTACGGTGGCTGATTGGGATACGGACACTTCGTCGGAGACTTACGGCGAGCCCACGATGTACGAGTTCAATGAGGCTGCAGTACAGGACGACAACCCGAACAAGCGCAGCCTGCGAATCCATCCAGACCGCATCATCATCTGGTCTGACGACGGCACGGTGAATGGACGCTCTCTGCTTGAGCCTGGCTACAATGACCTGATCGACCTTGAAAAGATCAAGGGCGCGGGTGGCGAGGGCTTCTGGAAGAACGCCAAGAGCTCTCCAGTTCTGGAAATGCCTGCCGAGGTGAAGATTGCCGAGATGGCAAAGGCCATGGGCGTCACGGTGCAGGACGTGGCCGACAAGATGAACGAGCAGGTCGCTGATTTCCAGAAGGGCTTCGACCAGATGCTTATGCTGCAGGGCATGACTGCCAAGACGCTCGGTGTGACGCTGCCCAGCCCGGAACACTTCTTCGGCGCTGCGCTTCAGTCCTTTGCTGCTTCGGTCGGGATGCCCCTCAAGATACTTGTAGGCAACCAGAACGGCGAACGCGCATCGACTGAGGACTCCGACGAGTGGAACACCACCAATATGGCTCGCCGGGCGAACATCACCCATCCAAACATCATGGAGTTGGTCACGCGACTGGTGAAGTGGGGCATCCTGCCGAAGAAAGACTGGTTCGTTGATCAAGCGGACCTTACGGAAAGCTCCATGTCGGAAAAGATCGATCGCGCCAACAAGATGGCCGACACAAACCAGAAAATGGGCAATTCGACATACGTCTTCACGGACGAAGAGATCCGGGCTGCCGTCGGTTACGAGCCCTTGAGCGATGCCGACAAATACCGGGATGAGACCGACGAAGAGACGCAAGCGGCTCTCGGCGACCCGCCTCCTATCGAAGAGGAATAAGCAACAATGCCCCAAGTGCGTGTCAACGTCAGGTCACTGGCGAACGTTAAGGCTGTCCGCAAGGAAAAGCGTAATGGCCGCGATGTCGTGATCGTCCCATCGGCAACCCTGCCTGATGACGTGGTGATGAACGGCATTCTCTACCCAGCCGATGAGATCGAGAAGAGCTTTGCGGGCCTTGAGCGTTCTCCTGCGCCTCTGGGCCATCCCACTATCAACGGCAAATTTGTTTCTGCTCGTGATCCCGAAGGGCTCAATCTGGGCTGGATCGGGGCATGGAATGAAAACCTGCGACGAGAGAATGGCCGGGTTTTCCTCGACAAGGTTATCGATGTCGAGATGGCCAATCGTTCAGAGGGCGGTAAGCGCGTATTGAACGCGATCGAGAAGGGCAAGCCAGTACACACATCAACCGGCCTTTTTGCTCTCCTTGAGGCCGCAAACGGCGATGTACCTTACAAGAATATAGCCAGAGAAATCGAGTTCGACCATGACGCCATCCTCCTGGATGAGGACGGCGCGGCTACCCCTGAGCAGGGCGTAGGCATGATGGTCAATGCGAAAGGCGAGCGCGAAGAAATACAGGTCATCAACTCGTCTATCACTGACGACATTGACCGCGAAATCGACTGGGCGGGTTCCCGCCTTGTGGATGCTCTCAAACGCCGGGAATCGGTCGGCACATGGGAGAAGATGAAAGCCGCGATACTGGAAGCCATGGGCTTTTCCGAGCGGGAACCCACAACAAACACGAAGGACGAAGAGATGACTGTTGAAGAGCAGATCAAGGCTCTCGCCGCGAAGGTAGATACCCTCTCGGAGACTGCCGGAAAGCCCTCGGAGGCGGTAAATTCCGCCATTGCCGAGGCAGTAACCAATGCGGTGACAGCCGCCCTGAAGCCGGTTCTCGATCAGCATGAAGCGCTGGTTGCCAACCAGAAGGCCCAGGAAGAAGCTGAAACTGCCGAGCTGGTCGAAAAGGTGGTCAAAGCCAACCTGCTCGATGAAGCAACAGCCAAAGCTACTCCCCTCAACACACTGCGTGCGCTGGCGCCAAAAACCGAGATGGGCAAGGCTGCCCCGCTCAATTCCGCATTCAAGGCCAATGGCAATGACAAGCCAGCCTACAAGGCACCGGAGGGCGAATAATCATGGCGCGCTTTAACAAAATCTTTGCCGGCCCCTATACCGAGGCCACACCTCAGGTTCAGGAGCGCATTTGCGCAACTGCTGTGTTGCCCGGTACCGCACTGGTCGAATCCGGTTCTGCCTTCGCGCAGGCTGGTGCAGCTTCTAATGCCAAGATCCTCATCGCCCAGGATAACTACCTGGCGCTGAAGGATGTGGACACGGCATGGCCTGCCAACGATCGTGTCATCGGCATGGAGCCGCTTGATGAGCAGTTCTTTAACGTCCGTGTGCCGACAGGAACCAACGTGACGCGCGGTGCAGGGCTCACCACGAACGCGGCTGGAAAGTTCGTTCTCGCAACGACTGGCCAGCGCATCATCATGTTTGCTGAAGAAGCATACAACAACACCTCTGGTGCAGATCAGCTCGTCCGTGCTCGCAAGGCACAGGGCAATCTGGCATCGGCGTAAGGAGCTGACCAATGCGATATTTCTCCACTCAACTCCTCGCCAACTCTGCTGCCCATCGCGGCTGGTGGGCAGAGGTCAATGCTGACCGTGACTGGTTCCACAACTCTGAAAACGCCATGGCTGAATATACCGGTGCTGCGCTTGCAGCCTCCGGGGTTCGCGTTGGCAATGCCGCTGCTGTTCTTCCCCGCGATGCGTGGCTTGAACTCGACGGCATCACGCGCCGTGTGATGCGCGCTGATGAAGGTCAGGCATGGATGGCAGATCTCATGCCGCTGGCCAAGCCCGTGAATATCGGCAAGCTCGTGGTTCTCAACCGCGTGTCTGGCGATGCTGGTGTGGTTGTCCGCTCCATGTCCGGTCAGGTGCCGGTACCGCTGGATAAGGTCAATTACGACTACCGCGGCACGCCCGTTCCAATCTTCTCCACCGGCTATGGCCGTGAGTGGCGCGAATGGAACACGCTGCAGTCGGAAAACTTTGATGCGCTGTCGGACGATCAGGAAGCCCACACTGCGAAGATCCGCCGCGACATGGCGCTCTATGCACTGAACGGCGACTCATCCATCGTCTTCCAAGGCTATACCGCCTATGGCATCCGCACGTCGCCGTTCTCGAAGATTTTGAACATCGGTCCATCCGGTGCCAATATCAACCTGACGACGGCAACTGCTGACCAGATCGACGCATATTTCACCCAGACCATGGGTGCCATGCTCGACGCCAACCTCGTCACCGGTAAGGTCAACCTCTATGTGTCGCCCGATATCGGCCGCCGCCTGGATATGTCCTATTCCGGCTCTTCCGGCTTCAAGGGCGGCACTCTGCTGCAGTACCTGCTGACGAACCGTCGTATCAACAAGATCGAAGTCAGCTTCGAACTGTCCGGCAACGAGTTCTTCGGCTTCGTCCCGAGTGCTGAATACATCCGCCCTCTGGTCGGCATGGCTGTCAACACGACTGCCAAGACCCGCCAGAACCCCACGGATAACTATCAGTTCCTCATCATGGGAGCGATGGGCATCGAAATCCGAGCGGACATCAACGGCAAGGCTGGCGTGTTCTACTCCACCAACACCTGATGACTGGCCTCGCTTTCGAGCGGGGCTTTTCCACTTCAACAGGAGAGCAATTCTATGCGCATTCGTATCAAGGCGCCTTACACGGGCGCCACGTCGTCGGGCATCTACGGAGCCGACGCGAAGGAAATCGAGATCGGCACTGAACTGACGGTCAAGGAAGAACCAATCGGCTGGGTCGGTCGCTATGACGTGATTGATAGCTCCGATACCGGCGACAAGGCCAAGGACAAGGGCGGTGCCAAGACGGCAATCGTCAACCCCTCCGAAGCTAAGGCTCCTTTTCAGGCCAAGGACAAGGGCGGCGGCTGGTGGGCGATCTATGACGCCGACGGCAAGGAAGTGAAATCGCTCCGCAAGGATGACGCTGAAATCTTCAACGCACTGTCGGATGAAGACAAGGCAGCGCACGTCGCCACGCTGAAGACGGAGTAACGAGACATGGCAGGCTATGGCACAGACGATGGGTTCACGGCTTGGCTGTCCGATAACGGGTATGTCTTGCCGGTCACAGCGCCAGCGCCTGCCGTTCTTCGCAACCGTGGGAGCCAATACATCGATGGGGTGTACGGCTCTCGCTTTCTCGGCAGTGTGGTTGATCCATCGCAGGAACGGCAATGGCCGCGTGAAGGGGCTATCGTGAATGGCAAGCTGCTGCCGTCCGATGTGGTCCCAGCCGCCGTGATAAACGCTTCATATCAAGCCGCGTGGCAGGAAGCATCCAAGCCCGGGAGTCTGATCGTGGTAGGCTCATCTTCCAGCGCAGTGAAGCGCGTCAAGGTCGGGCAGATCGAAAAGGAATACCAGACCGCTAAAGATGATGGCTCCGCGGGCTGGATGACACCGCTCATTTCCATTGTTGACGGGATGCTTGCGCCGTTCCTTAAGGATGATGACCTGCAGTATATCGGCATCTGGTCCGTGGGGTGCTAATTCATGGCGACATTCGACTATACCGAGATGCAGGCTGTTGTCGAGGAGCTGATCGCAGAGTTCGGCCAGCAGGGCACCATCCGCCGCTCTGTTCAATCCGGCCCGTCATACGATCCGGTCATCACTGATGTGGATTACCCATGCCAACTGGTGGTTCTCGACTACGAGGACGGCAAGGTTGACGGCACGCTGATCCGCAAGACCGACAAGATGATCTACATCTCAACGGCTGGCCTCGCGATCACGCTGGCAGAGAGCGACAAGGTGATTGCCGATGGCAAGGAATACGCCGTCGAGAAGCTGAAGCCGCTGTCGCCTGCCGGGCTGGTTGTGTTCTACGAAATCCAGGGCAGACGATGAACGACAACGTGCCGCCATCAATCGCAGCCCGCATTCTCGTGCGCGGCGTGATTATTGGCTTCCTCATTGCGTGTGCCGCAAGGCTTGGCTGGGCTGCTGGTGCCTGGATAATCGGGTGACAGATGGCACGTAAACCAACAGCCAAGCAGCAAATCCGCAAGCTGCTGGATGATCTGGAGCCCACGGTTCAGAAGGCGTTCTTCGACAGCATCGACAACCTGAGATCCAATATCGAACTGAACCGGATTGTCGAGCAACTGGAGCGGCAAGACCTTGATGGCGCGCTACGGCTGCTAAACATCGACGCCAGCGCTTACAGACCACTACAGAAGGCCACAGAAGACGTTTTCGAGAGCGGCGGTACGCAGGCATCAAAGAAGGTGCCAAAGCCTTCAGATATGGCAACAGCAACGTTTCGCTTCGATGTCAGGCATCCAACCGCTGAACAGGACTTGCGGCAGTATAGCTCGACACTGGTCACCAGGATCAGTGAAGACCAGCGCCAGGCTGTCCGTGATGCATTGGCAGACGGCATCGCACAGGGCAGGGCACCGCGCCGCACTGCTCTGGATATCGTCGGCAGGCTTGATCGCATCACAGGACGCCGCGAGGGCGGTATCCTTGGCCTTTCGAACCCGCAGGCCAAGTATGTCGAGAACATGCGCCAGCGGCTGCTGTCGGGCGATAAGGAAGAACTGAAGAAGGTTTTGACCATGGAGCGCCGTGACAAGCGCTTTGACCGGTCGATCCTAGAAGCCATCAAGACCGGCAAGAAGCTGGATCAGGCCACTGTTGACCGGATGACGGGCCGATACGCTGACCGGTTGCTTCTACTGCGCGGTGAGACAATCGCCCGTACCGAGACCATGACCGCCTTCAACAAGGGCCAGATGTCCTCCATGGGGCAGGCCATTGCAGAGGGCCGACTATCTGCCGCTGTCGTGATGAAGGTCTGGCACGCCTTCCTTGATGAGCGGACACGGTTCACGCACCGACTGCTCAACAAGACGCGAGTGGCGTTCAACGACAAGTTCCAGACGGCGCGGGGTAGGTTCATGGCACACCCCGGAGACCCGGAAGGCGGCGTCGAGGAATGCGCTTGCTGCCGGTGCTGGATGGAGTTCGTCATCGACTTCTTGGCGGATCTAGACTGATGGCGCGCGGACCAAGCGTAACGACAAGAGCGGGAAGGGCTTCCTTCGGGAAAGCTCGATTCTCAAGCCAGATTGATGCGTGGGTGAACCAGACAGAGAAGCGGATAAACGCCGTCTTTCGTCTCTCCACGCAAAAGGTAATAAGCTACATGCAGGAGAACGTTCCGGTTCGGGATGGCTTCTTGCGTGCCTCTCTCGTGGTGCTGGTCAACCAAGACCCGCCAAAGGCTGATAAGACCGACGAGGATGGTTTAGGCCCATACACAGACGCCTACATGAAGATGGCGCTGGCTGGCGCTGTTGCCGGTGATCGAATCGTCTCGGCGTACACCATGGTTTATGCCCGCAGGCTGGAATACGGCTTCACTGGCACGGATTCGCTGGGCCGGTCATACAATCAGCCACCAAGAGGCTGGACACGCGCTGCGGCGGCTCGTTGGAACGAGGCAGTTCAGGAGGCGACGAAGGAAGCTATAGCCCGTTCGGGTCGATGATCGCGCCGTTGTTGCGGTCGCCTCGCTCGGAGGCGATCAGCAGGCATCCTTGCAGATTTACCAGCGTCGTCATGGCTGCCGCCATTGTGGCAGTGCCAAGCGGTGTAAGACAGGTGTCATGACCCAGCGCCTTGATCGCATCATGCAGGCGGTCGTGAACATCGTTATCGCTGAGAGGCTTTTTCGCAGACATAGAGGTTGAATACATGGCGACGGGACCGGACGCAATAATCCTTGCTGCGCTGCTCGCGCATCTTGAACAACTGACATTTACGCCCGCACTCCAGATCGCGATGCCTGGCATCGACTTCCCAACTAGCGGACAGCCCAAGCCAGATAATTATCTCGCTGCGTTCTTCATGCCGAATGAAACGACCAACAGCGAGCTTGGGGCAGGGCAGGAGCAGCGCCGAGGCATGTTGCAGGTGTCGGTGTTCTGGAAGAAAGGCGTTGGGCACATCAAGCCGATGGAAGTCGCAGACAAGATCATCGCCCACTTCGCCAAGGGCACGAAACTCCACAGTGGCGGCTTGAAGATCATCATTGATCGCAAGCCTTACGCTGCCTCACCACTTCAAGAAACCGACCGTGTGCAGGTGCCTGTCACGGTTCGATACCACGCCTTTGCATAGGAAAGGATATCCCCATGGCAGGCATTAAGACCACACTGGCGGGCACCGTTGTGTCCATCAGCACCGCACCCGTTTCACCTGTTCTCAACCAAGCTGCATTTGCCGCTTTGAGCTATACGCCCATCGGCTCGGTTGGCAATCTGGGCGACTATGGCTCGGCACCTAACATGGTGACCTACAACACCCTGGACACCGAAGTCGCTTCCAAGGCGAAGGGTGTGGAAGACGCTGGCGATATGTCGATTGAGGTGGCCCGAATCTTTGATGACCCCGGCCAGATCGCTATGCGCGCGGCTGCCGGCACCAAGTTCAACTATGCGATCAAGATCGAATACGAGGACGCACCCAACGAAGATTACAGCAACACCATCATGTACGCGGTAGGCCCTGTCGCTGGCCCGCAGCTTCTTGGCGGTGGCACTGACGACTTTATCCGCGAAAGCTACACCGTCGCCTTCACGGATCAGCGTCCGCTCTTCATCGCCCCTGTCGAAACTCCATAAGGTGAACAATGGACATCCTTGCACTGACACCATCCACGATCACCGTTGATCTGAAGCATCCAGGCACTGGCGAGCTGCTCGGCGTCTCTGTCGAATTGCAGAGCATCGAAAGCGACGAGGTGAAGGCAGTTGAGCGCTCCTTGAAAAACAAGGCGCTGTCCTCGGGCCGCAACCGCGTGACGGCCGAAAAGATCGATGATAACACGATTGCCATTCTTTCGGCCACCATCGTCAACTGGACGTTTACCGGTGAAGCGAACCTTGCAGGCGACAAGAAACCTGCCTGCAACTCTGCCAACAAGCGGAAGCTGCTGTCCAATCCCGTAATCGCCAAGCAGATCGATCTTGCTCTTGGAGATGAGGCGGCTTTTTTCGCCAGCTAGGCGACGAGCTAGTCGCCGCAGTCGCCCAGATCGCAAAATGGGAAACCCCCGGATACGAGCTGGAGGAAATGCCCTCCGGTCCCGGCAAAGGGAAGGGCAAAAAGAAGTCGAAGATCATCCTATCGCGGCGGGAGTTCAACGAACGCTTTGGCCGGGAGGATGAAAACCCAGATCAGCCGGAGATATCTGACGAAGGTCAGCACCTCTGGGCTTGGTTCTGGCATCTTCACGCCAGACGATTGCAGGGCATGAACGGCCCACAGCCGATCACCTACGCGGATATCGAGGTATGGTCACGGATGACCGGCGATATGGTTCTCCGCGAGGAGGTGACCATCCTAATCCGAATGGATGACGGGTATCGGATTGCGTTGGCAGAAGAGATGGAAGTCCACCGGAAGGCGAGGGAAACCGGATAGTTTTCGGTTAGCTTATTTTCTTGCCTCGGCGTCGAGCTGCTGATCGTATGTGATGTAACCGTTGTCCCGGCACCAATCACGAAGCCTTTTCGCTTGTCCCAACTGCCATCCGTGAAAATCGCTGATCGAAGCCGCGCACCGCTCTCGCTTCACAACTTCAGTATCGGCCGTCTGAGGGATATCAGGCGCCGTTCTGACCTGTGAACCGGCAGATGTTGCAGCCAGTAAAATTGCTGCGGTAGCAAATAAGACTTTTCTCATTTCGTGATCCTCACTCCGATTTGGAGCGGGAACATAATCTGCATCACTGCGGAAGGCAAAGCTATGGACATCGCACAGCTCGGGATTGAAGTTCAGTCAGGGGGCGTAAAAAGCGCGACGAACGATCTCAAGCAGTTCACAAACGCCTCACGCGTTGCCGAGCGGGCGGCATCTGGATTGTCTGATGCGTCGGGAAAGTTTTCCACTTCTGAGATCGCGGCAATGTCTGCCGCTATGGGGGGCGTAGAGAAAACATCAAATGCTGCGGCTAAGGCAATGGCTGCAGCTGCACTGGCCGCTCAGCGCGCCGGTTCAGTTGGAGCCAATGGTGTCAAGTCTCTAGGCCAAGCGTCAGGCGCCGCACGTCAGCAGGTTCAAAACCTTTCCTACCAGATGCAGGACATCGTTACGATGATGGCCATGGGCCAGTCGCCGTTTATGTTGCTTGCCCAGCAGTTGCCGCAGGTCACCCAGAATGGAGGCCAGTTGAACGGCGTGCTGTCTGCCATGAAGCAAACCATCGCTGGACTGATAAGCCCTCTTGGCTTGGCAACCACGGCGTTTGTCTTCCTCGGAAGTGCAGCCATCTCTTACTTCACCGAATGGATGAGCAAAGGATCGTCGGCCAACGAACTGTTGAAAGAGCAAGCGCAGCTTATCCAGACCGTTGCGGACAGGTGGGGAGATGCAATCCCAGCGCTGAGGGAGTACGCAGACCAACTCACACGCGCCCGAGAAGCTGCCGAGTTGCGCGAGGGGTTGAGCCTGCTCAACGACAACACGCTCGAATCTGTGCGTGGTCGGCTCTCGGACGTGACTCTGGGGTTTGCTGATCTCGTGTCAAATCTCTCTGCTGCGGGCGAAGAGGCTACTGTTATTCGCGAGCTTCAGGAGGCCTTTGCAAGGTTCGCTGAGAGCGCGGCTGATGGATCGCTTCAGGTTTCAGAAGTGGAAAGGGTGCAGAATGCTCTATCGGCGGCAGTCAATAGCACTGGCATACCGGCTATTGATAGCTTCCGCGCGTTCTTCGACACCTTGAGTTCGTCAGCTTTAAATGCCGCTGAAAGCGTTGGAGCTGCGACCCAAGCCGCCAACATTGCGCAGTCCCGTATCAACGACCCTCGGACTTGGAGAGGCGTTGGTTTGGAAAGTAATGTTGACGGGCGGATCCAAGGAGAGATGTTCCCGTTACCGGAGGACGGCCCAACACCCGGTAGCCGCCCACTGATCGAACTGGAAGGCATGCCAAAGGTTCGAGGCAGCGGTGGCACCAAGCAGAAGGCCTACGAATCTGCAACAGCTTCCATCAACGAGCAGACACGCGCTCTCCAAGCCCAGACAGCAGCCCAGCAGTCTCTCAACCCTGCCATGAATGACTACGGCTATGCCGTGGCCAAGGCCAAGGTTGAAACGGATCTGCTGCTGGCCGCTGAGAAGGATAAGAAGTCGATCACGCCGGAACTAACGGCCCAGATCGGCGCGCAGGCTGAGAAGTATGCACAAGCGGCTGTCGAGCAGAACAAGCTCACTGAAGCGACGAAGCGCGCCAACGAGACGATGAGCTTCATCAAGAACACGACAGCAGGCTTTATCAACGACCTCCGCGACGGTCTGAAGAATGGTGAAGGCTTTTGGGCTTCTTTCGGCAATGCGGCTTTGTCGGTGCTTGATCGCATCACTGACCGCTTGTTGAACCAAGTTCTTGATGCAGTCTTTCAGGTTTCCAACGCCGGTTCTTCGTCTGGCGGGGGTGGGTTCCTATCCAGTCTGTTTGGTGGGCTTTTCGGCGGCGGTAAGGGTGCGTTCCCATCCGCCCCTGGAGGGTCGATGTATGCGACTGGAACCGCTTCTGCTCGTGCAGGTATGGCGATGGTCGGAGAGAGAGGCCCTGAAATTGTTCGCTTCGGGGGGGGAGAGCAAGTCGTGCCTAACCATCGGCTTGGCACAGCCTTCTCCCGAGGTGGCTCGGCCAACAACAACACAACGAATGACAATCGGAAATACACCATCGATGCTCGTGGCTCAGGCCCGGGAGTCGAAGACCAGATCGTCGCCGCGATCAAGGCCTACGATAAGCAGGCTCAAAAGGCGGCGGTACAGCGCACAGCTGCATCAATGAAGCAGGTGGCAACGAGGGGAATGTACAAGTGAGCATTTCCTTCCTGCCGTCATCTATCAAGATACAAATAGGCCGGCCGCAATTGCAGGAACCGGCGTCGGTGTCGAGGTGGGGCAATCGTGCCATCTCGATTTTTGAGACCGATGATAAATATTGGACGGTCAATGTCGAAACCCAACCGCTTCATGATGAAGAGCTGGCCGATGTAGAGGCTTGGCTTGCCGATGCCAGAGGAGGGCAGGAGACGATCCTGTTCGTTCCTCGGGGCAAGCAAGCCTATCCACGCGCCTACTGGTCGGATCGCAGTAATCCTGTTCTAGACGATACCGGCTCTTTGACTTCCGTCACCAATGGAAGGCAGCTTGCGATTGGTAGCGTGACAAACGGCTTGGTCATCTCACGGGGTGATTTTGTTTCCCTCGCCACAGGAGACTACCGCAGCTTTCACCGCGTGAAGACCGGCGCAACTGCCGCATCAACGTCCCTGACGCTCTCTGTGGAGCCTCCTGTGCCTTCCTACATCACTAATGGCGCTGTGGTCAGGTTTAAGAATACTGAGATGAACACACGCATCGTTCCTGGCTCCAAGGAAGTAGGCGACGGCGATATGCCGACCGCCAAGTTCCAGCTTATCGAGGTGCCGCGCTAATGGCTTTCCCAACGCGACTGCAGCAGCTGCTTAACGAAGGCCGGGTGAAGATCGGGTCTGGCGTCAAGTTTGAGTTTGGTACCGGAACCTATGGTTTCTTTTCGGGCAAGGGCACGCTCGTTTACAACGGCCTGACCTACAAGGGTAATTCGATCATTGAGATTGATGAGCCAGCCTTTGCCCTCGGAACCACGGCAAATCCATTAACGATGCGGCTGCCGGCGCGATGCGACTTCGGCCTCACTCCAGACAAGCTGCTTCTGATCGAAGAGGAAGAATACAAGGGCCGTCCGGTCACCCTGTACGACTTCTATTTCGATCCCGACAACAACGCCTTCCTGCACGCGGAGGCGACCTTCTACGGCTACATCGACACCATCGATCACCGCGAAGAGAACGGCGATGCATGGCTCGAAGCCAACATCGAAACCGAAGCGATCGACAATTTCCGCGAAGGCTACCGATATGCCAGCCACGAAGACCAGCAACTGGTCTCGGCAGGCGACATGTTCTTCGAACACGCTGCGAGGCTGAAAAATGAGTTCTTCAATTTCGAGTTTAGTCAGAAGTGATGGCTGGGATCGAGCGCTGGAAGACGTTGCCTCGGCGCAGGTTTCTGTCCTGCCGGAGTGGGGAACGTCCGACTGCATGATGTCGGCCTGCGAAGCGATCAAAGCCGTGGTCGGCGTAGATCCGCTCGAAGAATTTCGCGGCCGATACAAGACAGAGGCGGGCGCTGCCAAGAAGATGCGCGGCCTCGGCTGCAATCACGTCAAGGACCTGTTCGAAGTGCATATCAGGCTTGAGCCGGTCAATCGCTTCTCTGCGCGCCGTGGCGATGTCGGTGTGACCGTAATCAATGGCGAGTTCGTTGCCGGTTTCGTTTGCAGCCTCGGTTTTGCGATCAAGCAGCCGCAGGGCACGATCTTTTTTCCGGTCTCCGAGATCGCGCAAGCTTACAAGGTAGGCGCATAGCACCATGCCATTTTTAGCACCTATCGCAGCCGCGATCTCTGCCGGGATCGCGAGCGTTACCGCGTGGCTATCGAGCACGTCCATATTGGCGGGCTTGGCAAAGACCGCCTTTGCCATTGCCGCCTCCTACGCCGTCAATGCGCTGTTCAAGCCAAAGACGCCGAGCACGTCTGCGCAGGTCGAAACAGAGTTTGGCGCAAACATTCCGCGTACCGTCGTTCTCGGCACATGCGGCATGGCCGGTCATCACGTGTACCGCAACAACTTCGGCGCAGGTGGGCGCAAATTTACGGACGTGTATGTCCTGTCGAGCTTCTGCATCACTGCCGTTCCTCGCGTCAAGTACAACGGCAAATGGCGCGTGTTGGCGAACCCCGATGCCCGCGGCTGGTACGATGTGCCCAATGAGGGCACAAGCGGCGATAGCCATGATACTGTCAGGGTGAAATTCTATTATGGATCGCTTGATCAGCAAGCCGACATTGATCTGGTAGAAACGTCACGGCCTGCTGGACGCTGGACAGCCGCGCATCGCGGCGCAGGCGTCGCATACGCTATCGTTTACTCGCAGCTGAACAAGACAGGGCAGGGGATGACATCGCCTGCACAACTCCTGTTCGAGGTTAAGGGAGCACCGCTCTACGACTGGCGCAAGGACAGCACCGTAGGCGGATCCGGTTCGCATCGGTGGAATGACCAGTCTACCTGGGAATACAGCGATAATCCGTTTGTCCACGCGTACAATCTGGAGCGCGGTTTCTTCAACGGCAGCCAGTTGATGGTCGGCAAGGGCGTTCGCGCGTCTCGCCTGCCGTTGTCAGAGTGGACGCAGGCGGCAAACATCGCTGATGAGATTGTGGACGGTTACTATCGCTACCGGTCGCATATGATCGCCAAAGACGGTCCTGGCGCGAACCACGACTCCAATCTTCAGCCTTTGCTGGAAGCTGCGTGTGCTTCATGGGTAGAGCGTGTGGACGGGGAGTTTCCGATCGCCGGCGCACCGCAGGCTATCGTTGCCACGATCACCGATGACGATATCAAAGTCGGAGCTCCGAAACGTTTCACAGCCAAGCGCAAGCGCACCGAGCTCATCAACACGGTTGCGGCATCCTATGTCTCGCCAGATGACTTCTACGAGACCAAGGACGCGGCGACACGTATCGACCAGTCTGCCCTTGCCGAAGATCGCGAGACGCTTGCCAGTGCCATTCCTTACGGGGCTGTGACGAACGTCAAGCAGGTTGACCGCCTGGCCGACATCGCCATCAGAGGCGCTCGCTTCCAGGCCTCGGCAGAGATCACCATCCATCCTCGCTTTCTGGATGTGGTGAAGGAAGGCCGGTGGATCACCTGGGCAAGCGCCAAGCACGGGACGCGGACATATCAGGTTCTGACGCGCACGCTCGGCCCGCACAACAGCGACGGCGTCAGAGATATCACGGTCGCCCTGCAGGAGATCAGCAACGGCGTCTTCGACCCAACCGCATATGTCACCAATCCACCGGTGATTATCGTTGTGCCGCCGCCTGAGTATCTGGCTGAGGTGCAGAACTTCACGGCGACGCCCAACGTCGTTGAGGCGGAAGGCGGCGGGCTGCTTCCAGGCGTTCGTCTTTCTTGGGATGCGATTGAGGATATCAGCGTCGCTGGCGTCTTGATCGAATACTGGCCTCTTGCCAATCCCACGCAGGTCTTCACCAAAACGGTATCGTCCGATGTGACAGTCGTGCAGATCGTTGAAGGGCTGACGTCTGAAACGGACTGGCGGGTTCGCACGACCTTGATCGTGGATAATGGCCGTTCTGTTGCCCCGTCAGGCGTGACAAGCTTCCGCACTCTGGCTGCTGGTGGCGATTTCATTGCAGATCTGGAGCATCTTGGGAAAGATGTGAAGGACGTCTTCAAGACTATCACCCAGGCCCGTAACGAGTTCATGCAGCGTCTTGAACAAGTCGGGCAGGCGGTCACTCTTGAAGGCGCTGTCTCCCAATTTGACCGCGAACAGATGCGTGTCGATATGGGTGAAGCTTTCGCTGCGATCGAGACGACAAAAACCGTTGTAGCGAGCGCGACAGAGGCACTTGCTCAGCAGGTGACGACTGTATCGGCAGGCGTGGCCGACAACACTGCCAAGATAGCGCTTGAGGAATTGGCAAGGGTGAATAGCGATGGCGCTCTCGCATCACAGATCAGCGGTGTGTCGGCCACGTTCAATGGGATGTTCGCTGATGGTCTGGTGATGTTCCAGGCTGTGGCAGCGCCTGCCGGTGTCTCGGTTCGGTTTTCGATCATGCTGCGTGCGAACTTAGCGCAGTCGTTCATCGAAAGCGGAATGTACATCCAGATCAGGACCGTGAGTGGCGTCCTGAAATCCGAGGTTGGCTTTCTCGCGGACAAGTTTGTCGTGGTGGACGGTGCAAACACATACGCTGTTCTTGCCATCGAAAACGGGCAGGTCAAAATCATCAACGCAAAGATATCTCAAGCTCAAATAGACAATCTTGTGGTGGGAACGAGCAATATCGAGCCGGGGGCGATAAACTTCATAGCCAGCAGTTCGACTGTTAACGCAAGTCGTTACGTCGATCTCATAGTGAATCATGGAATTCCTGCGGCTGAACAATCCACATATGTTGCAAGAATCGAGATGCGGTGCGGTCTTTTCAACTCAGGCGGTCAAACGCAATCCGTTATGTATATCGACGACATCTCAACAGGTTCCGCTGTCCGCCTGGTTTCGCATGTCGCGTTTAGCAACGGTATCGCTAATGTGGGTGCGCCTCAATTCACATGGGTTATGCTGAATATTCCTCGGGACAGAACCACAACGACTATTCGGGTTCAGTTTCCCGAAGCTGCAACACTCGTGACACCGCAAGCAGCAATGACTATCTTTAAGCAGGCACAGTAAAGGCGATCCCGAACATGACCACACCCTATGTAACCGGCACGGTATCCGTGACGGCTGGCAGCGCTGTTGTGACCGGAGACGGGACAGGCTGGGACACGTCTGGCCTTATCGCTGGTGTTCTAGGCGTTGATGGCTTGTCTGTGCCCGTGCTTTCCATAGACAGCGACACATCACTGACGTTGGCAAAGCCTTGGCCGGGTCCGACTGGCAGCGGCAAGGGCTACTGGATTACCTATGACACGGATGCCGGCCAACAGACTATTGGCCTCACACAGTTGGTGGCTGAATACGTCGCGCGCCTTGCCAAGCCTTTCTTTGCAGCCTTCTCCGGGCTGACGCCAGCTGCTGACAAACTGCCATTCTTCCTTTCTGATAATACAGGGGCGCTCGCGGACTTCCCGCAACAGGCTCGCTCTCTGCTGGCGCTGGAGGGCGCGGCAAATAAACTGCCATACCAGAGTGGGGCAAGCACTTACGCCACGACCGATTTGACGCCCAAAGCAAGAGAGCTTTTGGCTCTTCCCGACTCTGCTTCTATTCGTAGCGCCCTCGGTATCGTGGACAATACAAACTTGGCCAACCCCATATTCAATGGCCAGTTTCAAACGTGTCAGCGTGGTCTTAGCCAAACCTCAAGCGGCTATGGTTCCGACGACTGCTGGCTGAATGAACACAATGGCTCTTCGAAGACGCACACGATCGTTGCGTCAAACGACCCCACCATTCCAGGCAATCCATCGCGCGTCTCGGTCACGACATGGACGTCAGTGGTGGGCGCGGTAAATTACGTTCGGAAAGCTTATCGCATTCAGAATGTAAGGCGCTTTGCCGGGAAAAGGATGTCTTTGATGTTTCTGGCCAAGGCTGATGCCTCCAGAAACATTGCGGTCGAGATTGTCCAGAACTTTGGAACAGGCGGCTCTCCGAGCTCCACACAGACTGGTGCCGATCACGGACAGCGCACTCTGGTTCCTCTGACGACACTCATGACATCCAAGAAAACTGTCGTGTTCGATATCCCTTCCATAGGAGGAAAAATCATCGGCACGAATGAGGACAGCTACACCGAAATCGTTTTCTGGTTTGATGCCGGGACCAACTTCAATAGCCGGACCAACAATCTTGGCCAGTCTTCTGGCTCAGTCACGCTGGCCAACGTGCATTTCCAAAAGGGAGACGAATGGGCCAGCCTGCCGGATAGCTATCAGGTGATGGAGCAATCGCAGGTCGATATGTTGTGCAAGGCAAGATTCATGCGCCTGCAGAACCTGTTTTTCATTGGCACTCGCCCCGTATCGGGCCAACCGATTTATGGATCGTGGGTTCTGCCCGTGACAATGATCAAAACTCCGGCGACAAACGCCACGAAATTGGGAGGCGCTAATTCCGGAGCAATCTCCATTCAAGGAGTGGGTCCGAATGTTTTTTGGGCATCAACGACCGTTACCGACGGGTCCTTGCAGAGCGGGTTTGCGTCAATGAATTTTGATATCGACCTTTCGGCGGACTTGTGACGATGGCAGCTTGGGTAGAAACCCTCGCGTTTACAAATGCGAACGCTACGAGTTCTACGATTTCTCCGACGCAAACAAACATCTACACACCACCAGGTGCGGGGCAGTGGGCGTTTTCACATGGACCTGATATCGCTTATTTCGCAGGGAAGTATTTTGTTGCTTTCACAAACGGGCGAGTTGGCGAAGGTGAGCGGGGATGCCGCGTCACAGTTCGCCAAAGCAGTGATTTTTCCGCATGGTCTGACGCGTTATTGCTCAGCCCTGGCATGGGACAATTTAACGAGGCCCTGTTCACCTCAGGCGGGTTTCTTCAGCAAGGCGGCAAGCTGCATCTATTTTACTCGTTCTACGAATATGACCCCCGCCTCATCCCATCAGGCGCGGAAAGACCGCCTACTGACGTAGGCCATCTGTACATGAAGACATTCGTGGTCTCTACCGCAGACGGTTTGACCTGGGCTTCTCCAAAAGAGGTAGGCCCTAACATTCAGATGAACCGGCCACCGACTCCGACGCAAAGCGGACGCCTGATTATGGCGGGGGAGGCACGTTTCGATTGGACGGATGACCCGGCAGGCGCAAGTGGCTGGACGCCGTCGGGAATTTGCGTCGGCTTAGATATCGACAGTGCGGCCACCCTTGATCTGGCTCGGGATTTAAAGAACTGGCAGATCCGTATCCTGTGTGAAGGGTCGTTCTTTCAACGATCTGCAAACGACTTGGTTATGTTTTTGCGTTCCGCTGAGGATTATCTTTGGGTCGCTAGGAGCAATGATAATGGTGTGACGTGGAGCGAGCCCGGCCGGACAAATTTTGCGCATGCCGGTGCTAAATTCCACGCCGGCAAACTCTCCAATGGGCGTTACTTCATCCTAGGTAACCCAGCGCCAAACAGGGAGGTTCTGGCGGTCTGGACATCAGCTGACGGAATGAATTTTGACAAGCGCTATACACTAGGAAGTGCACCGTATGTCGTCCAATATCCAGGCTTTGCGAAAAATGGCTCTTACGGCTATCCAAGTATGATGGAGCGGAATGGAGAACTCTTCGTCGTTTGCTCTCGCGGCAAGGAGGCAATCAGTGGCTATCGGCTTACTAGTTCCCTTTGATTTATCGGGGAAATAGGGCCGGCATCCAATTTAGGACTTTCTCTGCCAATCTGCTTTGCAAGTCTATGAGACGGTTGCTCTATCACGTGGAAAACGACCCATGCGAGAGCGACTGAGCAAGCCGCTCCTAAACTTGCAGAGAGGTACATTCCGAATCCAAATTGTGAGAGTAGCCACATCACTCCCCAAGCAAAAGGAACGTGCACGAGATATAGGGAGTAGCTTATGCGCGCAAAGAAATTTAGCGGCGTTGGGACAGTCACTACCTTCCTTACACCCCAAACGAAAAAGAATATCAGAAGTGCTGCGAGGAAAGATCGCAAATTGTACTGGCCGCCTGGCATCGGGTTCTTCGGCTCAAAGACCGCAATCGTGACCATGCAGACAAGAAATGTGGCCAGAACCCACATGATTGACTTCCGCCATCCCACTTGTGTTGCCCTATAGATGCTGGCGCCCACAAGCAGATATGACGACATGGTTAGCAGCATAGCTGTGTGTCGGGGGAACCACTCGTAAGTCGCAGGAGAAAGCATAGCGGCGTAAAGAAAGATGGCGCTTCCGCCAAAGCATACGAGCGTCATGGCGAATAATGACTTTAGGCTGAGCTTACCTTTTATTCTAACCGCCGCGGCCATCAGAAGATAGAAGGCCATTTCGACTTCGAGGCTCCAAAGTACAGGTATCGGTGAGTGAAACTGAGGGAAATATTTATGAAGCAAGAGGGAGGACATCACCAAGTCATCAAGGCCGTAGGGCGATGAAGTGGCGGTGAAGTAGCATAGCATCAGGGTTAGCGCAGCTATCAGAAAAGTGACTGCAGCACAGGTAGGGATGAGCCTAAAAAATCTCTTGATAAGGAAAAGACCAGGTCTTCCCCCATCTAAGGATCGAAGAATTATGAACCCACTCACCAAGAAGAAGATCAAGACCCCGGTGTGACCTGTTCCCACGCCAAGGTTCAGGACAAAAAACAGGTTTACATGGTCGTGAACGTTTAACGATGGTGAGCCTTCCCCGAACATCAAGCCTTCAAGCTGCGGGATCCTGAGCTTTACGTTCACACTGTCATTGATGCCGACGACAAAGACGTGAGCCCAAACGACCACCAGAATCGCTATCCCTCGCAGGTCATCGAGAAACAGTATGCGGTGATTATCGTTCATGAGTGCCGCCCCAGCGCTTTTATTACATTAGCTGCATACAACTGAGGTGGGATTATTGCAACTCGGCGTTCCCCACCCGCGCTCTCAACTCACCTTAATGGCGTTCTTTTCAGGGCGCCTTTTTTCGTGCCCGAAACTCCGTAGACCACCATGCGAACGTGCGCGTAAGCGGCGCTTGGTTGAGCTTGCCGTGGTCTGAACAAACAGAAAGGCTCTCGACATGGCAATAGATGACAAGAACGATGGCGGCTCGTTCATCAACGAGGCTGGCACTCGCGAGAGTGTGAAGGTCGTAAAAACCATTGCGATCAATCCGACAACAGGCGCTAGCCAGACGGGTCTTCCGCCCGGTCGCGCTGCGGCTGCCTCGTCGGTACCGGTGGCAACAAGCACCGAAGACTTCGCGCGCCTCGGTGCTATCGCATACGGCGGTTCAACGCCGAGTGTGGTTTCAGTCGCTTCCGCTACGGGAGCCACGACGCTGAAGGCCGCAAACGCAAACCGCGTCGGACTCATCATCGCAAACGACAGCACTGCGATCCTCTACGTCCTATTTGGTACGGGCACGCCTTCCGCCACGAATTACAGCTTCATGATCCCGGCAAAGGGGACGACACCAATCGATCGGCCTATCACCGGTTACACCGGTCTTGTGCAAGGCGCATGGGCCTCGGCCAACGGCTTCGCCATGGTGACGGAGATTACCTGATGCCATTTTTCAGCTTCCTCAACCAGCCGGTTCAGCCTACTCGGTTCATTCCCGGCAGCTTCACGTTGGCAACGCTGCCAGCAGCCACGGACAACACGCAGATGTATGCCTGGGCAACGGATCTGCACGATGGAAACCCCGACTATGTGATCAGCAATGGCTTGTCGTGGAAGCCCGTCCGGCCGCTGTCCGCAAACGTGGTGGCTAATGGGAACCAGAACATGACGTTCACTTGTATGCAGAACTCTCCGACCCAGATCATACGGGGCACTTTATCGGCAATCCGAACGCTCAGCTTCGTTGATACCTATGCCTACAGCGGTGCGCGCCTCCGTATCAAGCGTGAGGCGACCGGGCTTTTAACCCTCAACATCCTGGCAGCTGTCACCACGTCATTGAGTGCAAGCTCATGGGCTGACTTTGAATTTGTTCCGGGTCAGGGCTGGGTGCAGACCGCAAGCGGAGGTCTTCTGTAATGGCCGGAGAACTCACATCGCTCTCCCTGTCTCAGGGGCTCGGGATCGTCGGTCAGGCTCCACCGGCCCCCGTGATGGCCGTGAGGTTGGCGCACCGCATATATGGCCCAGGCTATAACGGCGGCGCTGCCCCATCAGCCAACGACGGGACAGAAAAGACCTTCACAACACCTAGCTATGCCAACGAGAGCGGCGCGCCAATCACGGTTTGCAGCGTAGCTTTTCAAGGATGGGTTCTGCGCACCACCGGCACTGCTGATACATCCGCACCTTATGCGGTGGCTGGGAATATCGAATATCCAGTTGGGACCGTCGTTGGCTCCTACACCGCTACGGTAAGCCCAGGCCAAGCCACGGCTTCTGCGGAGGTCACACTCAGCACACCAATCCCTGCCGGGGCATCATTCCGCGTTACAGGGGCAGCAACACCGGCCAATGGCGCGACCTACGTCACGCAGTCGCTGGGCTTCGCTGGCTTGCGCACGCACGCCGTTGCGTCAACGCTCCGCAAGATCGCGCTTGCTTGGTTCGGGGATAGCATTTCGACCAACAATAATGGCGCAGCCTACAATGCTGCGCTCGGTCGCTGCCCTGTTTATCTCGCTTCGATATCCGGAACGACTGCGTCCACCTATGCCGCCAACAGTGGCCTGAATTTCCAGAAGCAAATCGCTCTTTGCCAGCTTCTCGGGATCACTGACATCGCGACCAATTACGGCACCAACGACTTTGGAGCGGGAGCTACTTTCGCAGAATTGCAAGGGTACGTGACGACATTCCGCGATATGACGCGGGCTATCGGTTGCAAGTATAACCACGCGACTATGACACCCCGAACCGTGCAGAAAGCAGCGGTGTCGATCTCCAATCTTGTTTCCTCGGGGTTCTTCGCCACGGCAACCGTGCCTGATGCTACCCTGTTTGATGTAGGGCAGCCTATTGTCGTGGCAGGCGCAACGCAGACGGAATACAACGGCTCGGGATTAATCGTTACGGCGGTCAATACGGGCGCCAACACGATCACCTATTTGTTCCCTGGTTCGGCCACCACGCCTGCGACCGGGACTATCACAGCCCGTTCATGGAAGGCGACTTCATCCGCCAAATGGATGGACCCTGCGAGCAGCAAGTATGCGGCAGGTGCTGGATCCGACCGAGGCTTGTTTAACGCGTGGGTTAGGTCTGGCGCCCTCGATGGATTTATCGATTGGGGCGATGCGCTTGAACCAACCCGTGACAGTGGCCGCTTTGCGGTTGCCGGTGAGAAATCAGCATTGCCGGTCATCCAATTGGTGACGGTCTCAAGCGTGATCAGTTCGTCACGGTTCAATTCCAACTATACCGGCGGCAGCAGTACAGTCGCGAACGGCTTCGTGCAGCCGCTTTCCGGCGCGAACCAAGGCGTTCAGAGGAACGGGAACGGCAACACAAACGGTGACATCACGGTGTCCTCAGCCTTCCCAAACACTCAGGTCGTGGGCGATCAATATTACGTGGTGCCGGGGGTTTCCTACATCTCGGATGACAATTTGCACCCGCGTGTTTCATCAGGCGGCAAGGGCGGGCAAGTCTTGCTCGATAACGAGACGGCTGCCTGGATTGATATGAAGAACGCAGCCTAACCACCCACTCACAATCTCAGGAGAACACCATGGCGACTGTACGCGACGTACAGCGGCGCTTGATTGCGCTTGGGTATGATGTAGGGCCAGCGGGTGCCGATGGCATTCCCGGCCGCAACACGACGAGGGCGGTGGCACGCTTTCAGGACGATAAGAATATCCAGGTCCTGTACCGCGGCACTATCGGGCCGAAGACGATCGCAGCGCTGGGTCTGAACGACAATGAGCCCATCAGCCCGCCTTGGGTAACGGAAGCACGTCGTTTTCTAGGGCTGCATGAAAAGAAGAATGCGACGGTTCTGGACAAGGCGCTTCGCCTCGATGCTTCCGAGACGGCTTGGTGCGGGGCTTTTGTCGGAATGGTGGTGGCCACCGCTCTGCCGAAAGAACCACTGCCGGCCAACCCGCTCGGCTCCCGCAACTGGCTGAAGTTCGGCAAGGCTCTCAGCGGCCCGCAGATCGGCGCCGTGGCTGTATTCTGGCGCGGGGCAAAGAACGGATGGCAGGGCCACGTCGGAATTGTCGTTGGCCACGACAAGACGCATCTTCACATCCTCGGTGGCAACCAGTCGGATTCGGTCAGCGTTGCCCGGATCGCAAAGAACCGCCTGCTCGGCTATCGCTGGCCGGTCACATATCCAGACGCGCCTCATACCGATCTGCCGATGACGACGATCACGGCCAGCATCACAACGAACGAAGCTTAAAGCTCTCCACATCGAAGGAAACCATCATGCGTTCACTGATCATCGTATCAGCGGCGGCCGTCGGCCTGTCCGCGTGCCAGTCTACCGGATCAATCGATACCGGTATCCGTCAGAGCCTTCCGCAGGTCTGCTCTGCTGGCGAAACAGCCTATGCTGTGCTTCTGCCATTCATCGCAGCCGACCGGCTCAAGCCAAAGACCGCTGCAGCCGCCGAGGCTGCCCACCAGAGCCTGCAGACGCTTTGCGCGAACAAGGAGACGGCAACACTCGCTTCAACGCTGGTGGCCGCGTCCAGCGCCTACCTAACGATCACCATCGCAATGCGTGAAGCGAAGAAAACGGAGAACTGACATGACCACCAATAAGGAAATCATCAAGTCGGCCATTGCCGAGGGCGTCATAACCGGCGTCAACAGCCCGTCCACGCGCGCCACGGCCTCCGACGCCCGAACGATCATCGACGCGGTTGAGCGCTCCACAGCGCCCGTTGTGGCCCACATCACAAACAATGAGCCGTGGTATCAGTCGCGTGTCACGCTTGGCGCGATCCTGGCGGCTGCTGCCGGGGTTCTCGGCGTCTTTGGTTACGCCTTCCCAGAAGATGTGCAGGGCAAGGTCGTGGATTTGATCGTGGCTCTGGCGCCTGTCATCGGTGGCGCTCTGGCTCTCTATGGCCGTTGGGCCGCAAAGAAGCCCTTGGGCGAATAAGGGGCCAGGATGGATCAGGGTTATCAGGGGCCGGGCATGTGGGTGCGTATACAGCACCGATTTGGTCCGAGAATGATGGAGTGGTTCATGGCCGGGCATCTCATGCTGTTCGGCTATGTGCTGCTTCTTCCGTCGCAGACATTCAACCAACCGGCCTTCATGGGCTTTAACGAGATAGTGCCGTCCGAAGACTTCCTCGGATGGATCATGTTCATCGTCGGTTGTCTCCGAATCATCGGGCTCGTCGTCAACGGCGCTCGAAAGAACGTCACACCACAGATACGGCAATTCTCGGCAGCAGCCGGGTGCATGATCTGGTCAGGCATAGCATACGCTTTTGCATCTTCCGGGGTCATCAGTACGTGGATCGCCATCTATCCACTCTTCGCATTTGGAGAGTTGATCAATATCCACCGCGCGGCGCATGACCAAGGGGAAGCACGCAATGGAAAAACTGGCTGAACTTCCTCCGCTGGCCATCGTCGTATTCGGCGCTACGCTGGCGGTCATATTCGCTGTTCGATATTTCGGCATAGCCGCAGGCGTCAGCGCCACCCCCGAGAAAAGCCAAACGTCGGCACAGGTTGCCGCTGTCATTGTAGACCCGACTGCGCTCAACAACGCCACCAAGGCGCTTGAGGCCCATACGGAAGCAGTGGGCGATCTGACCGAGACTATGAAGGAATCGGGCCAGTCAATTTCGCGTATGGCGATCGAGATGGACAGGATCAGGGAAGAGCTTCGTATTCAGCGTGAGGTGGCTAGGAGGCCCTGACAGGCGTCTTGTGCGGGTAATGCTCCCAGCACCACCACTGAACCGTTTCAGCCTTGCTGCGGGTAAAGCCGAAGCCGCCCCACTTCTTGCATTCCGGTACACAGCAATAGTGATTCTCGTGAATGCCATCGCCGGTCTTGCTCGTCTGGTCGTTCATATTGATTCCTCAGTTGGCGGCAACTTCGCTGCCTCCCGCCGCCTATCATAATGCTCCTCGACCAGCCTAACGGCTTCCGCTCGACTTGGAGCATACCCGCCGTGAGGCAGCACCGTCACTCTTACCTTCCGAGAGTGACCGCCGTTCCAAAGCCAAGTGCCCTTCATAGGCCCAGCCTCTTGGTACGATATCCGGCCCGTATTCTCCCCGTCGATCACGCAGACGTAATCTTCCAGCAGCTTGCCATCCAGTCCGGTCTCTCCGGGCCAGGTTCGCTTCCATGCGTATCTGCGTTGGTATTCGGTCATGATGATTCGGCCTCCTGTGGAGAACCCTTCAGGAACGCCTACTGTAAACCGGCTGATTTCCTGTAAACTGCTTGAGGGTGGGGGAGGCCTCAAGGCTTTGATTTCGTGGTCGGAGCGGCGGGATTCGAACCCACGACCCCTTGACCCCCAGTCAAGTGCGCTACCGGGCTGCGCTACGCTCCGACACAGGACAGGCGTTTATATAGATGGTCGTTCTTGCGCAAGCGGAAAATCGCAGTCGCCTGAAAAACAGCTGAAGAATCCTCTGTGCGGATGATCGGTTGCTGGTCTCGCAGAAGGTAAAACTGATCACGCAAAATGCAGTGTGGATAATTTTTACTCAAAACGGCTGCCACGATCTTGCCGTAATTCAATTTCCGTGGTTCTCTGTTAATGCCCTGACTGGAAGGGGTAAACGGTTGAGACCCGCCATATGCTGGGTGGGACAGCGGCGGGTCTCCCAT